GGAGTGTGTAGCGCGGACGGGTTATACTGCGCCGACGGTGCGGAAGTATTTGCGTCGGATGGGGTACGATGTGGCTGGTGTGGTGAAGTATGGGGATGGGGTTCGTGCTGAGGCGGTGCGGATGTACGAGGCGGGGGTTGAGTATGCGGAGATGGCGAGGGTGCTGGGAGTGAGCATGGGGGCGTTGCATGGATGGTGTGTGGCTGCGGGTTGTGAGATGAGGCGTTCGCGGGATTAGAACGGTTGTTCGTTTTGACAGTACGGTTTCAGTAGTAGTGGTGGTTTCAGCAGTTGTTGAAAGCGATGAAAAATAACTCTTGACATTGGGGGCTGACGGGTGTATAATGAAGCCAATGAGAGATGCGATGTCGTATGCAGTTTGTGGGGCTTGTGGAGGAGATGGTTATTGGTTGCCGCCGCTGCCTCCGTATTCACGAGATAATAGATTGGAAATGGTGACAGTGCGTTGTCGGAAGTGTGGGTGTATCTATGCTCTTTGGTACGGGTATTTACCTCGCTTGGATGCTGGTTTTATTGAGCAGGTCTACGAGCAGGGGGTATACGCAGTTTAGTTTGAAGGAGGTTTATGATGGCAGGTAATGATAATGATGGAAATGTGTATGGTGGTAGTAGGGCTGACATTTTTGGCCCATCGGACGTACCGGGGTTTGACCCAGAGTTTTTGAGCATGCAGCTTGGCACGAATATGTGGATGAAGTTTCACGACAGTGTTGGTGATTTTGTGATAGTTGAAGGGGATGAAGAGGTGTTCCGTGTAACTGCTGAAGACAGGGAGTTGCTGGTTGCTGGTTTGAAGCAATGGTTGGCGGAGACGCGTGCGGCAAATGATACCAGCCCCGCCAAGCGTAGTTGTGCGGATTGGGCGGAGTAGTATGGCAACTGCTACAATTGTGGTCATATCTGTGGTTGCGGTTGCGTGTGTGGTAATGAGTGTGAAGATGATTGGTTATCGGCGTGAAGTTGCCGAGATGAGTGCGGAGTTGAAGCGATGGAGGCGTGATTGATGGAGATGACCCAGATGGATGATTTGAGTTTCAGACAGGTGGTAGAACGGTTCCAAGCGGCTATAATCGAAGCAGATGTGATGTTCAGTAAACTCATAGACATCAAAAGGGAGTGGCAATGGAAGGTTGAAGAGCTTGAGCAGGAATTGCGCATAGAGCGTGACAAGACCAGTGGTGATGACGTAGCCGAGCGGGATTGTTACAAACAGGCAGCAAAGTTGCTTGCTGTGTTGATACACAATACTGATGGGTTGATGCCTGTGCGGTTGTGCAGAAGAAGGGATGGCTTGGTTACATATCAAACGTGGGCTGGTTTCACGCACGAACATATAGGCCATCCACAGGCTGGCACAGACTGGCTAAGAACATCAGATGAGATATTTGAGGCTGTTATCAAAATGACTAGTGAGGATGAATAACATGGCAGTGAGTGCGTTGAGATTGGAACCGCTGGCTGGAAGTCACATAATGTGCGTGGCGCAAAATGCAAAACGCTTGGCGCGGACGTTAGGCGTGGGTGTTTGCTTTAACCTCAATGGGGCGGAACTCATTGTTTTCAGGAATAGTGACGTGTGTGAGGTGGCAGAGGAGTACGAGCGGAAGTTATCGCAGATACCAAAGTTTCCGACATTGGCACAGATGGCGAGGAGGAGTGATATGGCAGAAGCGCAAGTGCGTGCGGGGTTTGTGTTGTGTAAAGATGATTGTTTTGACAATCGCTCTACTACAGAATCATGGATAAGATTGTCATCTATTGTGCATATACATCAGTGGAGTGATGATAACTTGACGCAGATACGTTATTGGAATGGTGAGTGTATGCAGGATGGTTTTGTAGTAGGTGCTACCCCCGAAGACATATTAGATGCTATGGAGGCTGGATAGTTGCACTCAGGGCATTTTTGTTCATCAACCACTTCGATAGTTTTAATTCTCCCCTGCGTGTCATAACATATCGCCCATATTTCTTGCATGTTTTCTCCGCAAATAGGGCATGGAATGTCAGTGTGTACTGTTGCGTTTGCCATTTATGGCTTATCTCCTTTGGCGGTTTGGTACTCTACTGGATGTGCCCCCATAGCAACAGCGCAATCATCAAGTAACTCCTCTGTGAAAGACTTGCGGCAAACCGAGCACCACCATGCTATATGGAGTGCGTGAACAATTTTGTAGAGAGTGTCCCACGCATCGCAGTTAGGGCACTTGGTGTGTGTTTGGTCAGTCATCGCCACCACCTATTTCAAGCTGAAAACAAGGGGTTAGGAGTGCTGTGGCTACTTGGTTGCAAATCATAGTGCCGTCTGATTCTTCAATAAACACCATACGACACGGCCCACAATACCAATAAGATATTGCGCCACCAGATAGTATATCAGTTAGATGGCCTTTGCAATAAGGACATGTTTTGTGCGTTAATGATTGGTCAGCCATTATTAGTGTTGTCCAGTTTATCTAGCCAAGAAAGAATCCGCTTTTTTATGTTCCGTCGGGCTTTGTCTCCACGTGTAGTAGCCCATCCCCACCAACACATGCCACACTTTTCATCGCATATAACATCACCACGATGAACGCCTGGAGGACAATTGGATTCAGCCATCACTAGAACCTCTCCCTAAGATGCACAGGACAAGCGTGGCAGTCGTCGCATTCCCATAATAATACACTTATTCCCTCGTGTGTGCGTAGATATTGTTGCATGTTGCCACCGCATTCAGGGCATTTAGGGTTGGGTTTTCCGCATATCTCATCTTGTGATTCTTGGTCGGTCGCCCAAAGTGGACAGCAATGGTTTTTATTGTTTTCGGCACACTCTTGTCTAGTTACATATCTACAGTTGACGCAACAGCATATTTTGTAACAATGGGTGTAATATCGGAAGTGGAATTCATGGTCGAAATAATGATTATAGCAGTCGATACGAAACGCTTCCGTGAATACACTGTAGCAACTTACACACTTCCACGCGACGCCTCCTTCCATCTCGCCATTTACTTTTGCTACATGACTATGGTAATGGGCTTCTGTTTGATACAAAGACCCCAGCGCCATACAACAAGGACATTCCACGGTCTTGTCGAAATCACTTGGGCATTGGTTAATCGGTGTGTGATTGCGTTTCAATTCGTAGAACAGTCCTTCAATGCACATTGGGTCACCTACGAAATTACCCATCATCAGTCTCCAGTGTTTTGGTTTTGTTTCGCAGTCCTTCTTCCAACAACTCACATATCGCAGCATCTGACATCCACTTAAGTTTACTAGCTTTTTCTTCCATAACACCTCTATTGTAGCATACAGGAAAGTGGTTGTCAAGGGAAGTTTTTACTCGACATGCTGCGGTAGTGGTGCTATAATGAGGCAGTGGGCGTGAAAGGTTTCGACGCTGCCGCATTGTTGTACTGGCAACGGACGCGGGTTCGCCCCCGCCACGTCCACCAAGCAACTTTTCGGTATTTCCTAATGGTTCGATAGCAAATCATATAGTCTAAAAACAAATCGGCGGCCACTTAGCTTGAGTGACCGCCGATTGCGTTTGGGGAGTACGTTGCTCCCCAGTTGCCAAAGCTATAGGGCGGAAGATGCTAGCGGTTCCTCGCCACACAGTTCCGAGACCGATTTTCAGCAATGGCAATGTGCTACTTGCAGTGGTCGCCCTAGATTGGTTACTTTGACGACCAAAGACCTCATCCTACACATGGCAGGAGAAGCGGGTGAGGGCAACTGGAATTGAACCAGTGACCTGCCGCTTATGAGGCGGCTGCTCTTCCGCTAAGCTATGCCCTTGTGTAAATAATTGGTCTGGGCGGGAGGGGTCGAACCTCCGTCCTTATGCTCCCAAGGCATACGCTCATCCACCGAGCTACGCCCAGACTGTTGAACTTTGGTAGCGAGAGCCGGATTTGAACCGGCGTCTCCAGAATATGAGTCTGGCGGGTAGCCTCTACCCTATCTCGCAATGGCAGGGCTTTAACCACGCATCCTACGATGCTACTCCACCGCTTCCTAGCCCTAAAGGTGCGGTGAGGACAAGCTATGCATACACAGTCGGCGGTACAGGATTGTGATGAGTGACTGGCTTCAATGGTGTTGGGTCGCCGCGCTGCGCCTCAGTTGCCACTAGCCTAATACTGATGGTCGTCGTGTACGATTCGTCGTAGTCCATCGGGCCGACCGCTACGAATTCTTGGTCGCTGTGGCCAGACAGACCTGTTATGCCCGCAGACCTCTCATCAGTCGTCGAGGACACTTCGGCTTGGCTTGCAACTGGAGTATCTGACAGAGTGCAGGTATACGCCGAGTCGCCTCGTAAGACCTCGCTGCTAAAACTTCCCCCGTATGTGGTAATCCATGGATTATGGGGACGCCAAGGGTTAGACGAGTGCCACTCACCGTGCCACACATACAACTCAGCCTTCTCTACCCTGAATGTGACTTGTATCAAGCCGAAGCTGTCGCTGGGAATATCGGCTTGCCCACTTTCCTTTGCCTCACTCGTATCCGCCTTATAGAACGTGAACCGCTTGTCCTCGTTGGGCGGCCTTTCGAGGGAGAGGCTAGAGTTGGCAGCTATGCGGAATGTGCCGACTGGCTTTCCGTCAATCGTAACATCCGCATCACACCTCACGTTCCTGCCATTCCTCAACAGGAGTGCGTACTGCTTGCCATGATTCAGTTCTACATACCCCGACTCTTTTTCGGTGCCTTCTGGCACCCTTACGCTAAAGCTGTTCAAATACATTCTGCACGCTCCTTAGGCTTGTGTTAGCCGTTCAGGATTTAACTGCTTTGTGAGACCATCATAGCACACCCACCATTATGTGTCAAGGAAAAGTTTGACATTAGGCGCAATGTGTGCTACACTGATTGCAATCCACTACCGTGGAGGTGGAAGGCTCATAAGGGCCTTTGCAGAAATAGCCTGCTCTTCGGAGTAGGCTTTTCTGTTTCTTATTGACATTGCGGTGTGGGTGTGATATAATGCCAGATATGAAGAATCGCAACATGCAGCTGCCGCCAGTAATTGACATACTACACGCTGTGTTCATATTGGTGGTTGCTGGTGCTTGTGTTTATGCTGGTGTGGAGTTTATTGCAGCCAACCAACTTGTTTTAGGTGTCTGCATGTATGCCATCGCCATCGCAATGTGTGTGTGCGTGTGGAGTTTTTTGACAGGTGGGAGGTTTTCATGAATCCCAATCAGACTAAGGGACCAATCCTCATTGTTGCGTGGCAGGGTGGTTTGCATTGCCCTAAATGCCATGAGTGGGTTGATAAATACGAGGGCAAAGGAAAGTGCAAGTGCGGACTGGTGAATCGCAAGCGCTTCAAGGACTTGCCCGTGACGCCGCTTTCAGAACAACCAAGGCCAGAGTTTAGGTATCAAGAGAGGCGAACGTGTTGAGTGTAGCAAAAGACCGTCAGTTTTTAGAAGTGGCAAAGGTTGTGGCGCAGAGGTCTAAATGTTCTTCGCGTCAAATTGCTGCTATTATCGTCAAGGATGGCTCAATTGTTTCGGAAGGCTACAACGGTGCGCCCCGTGGCGTTGACTTGTGCCAGGACCGCAATACTGAATGTCGCAGGCGCACAATGGGATATGGTTCTGGGGAAGGGCTTGAGTATTGCCCTGCTGTACATGCTGAGGTCAACGCTATCGCACAAGCTGCTAGGAACGGTATCAACATAAAGGATTGCACGATGTACTGCTGGTGTTGTGTTCCCTGTAAGAATTGTGTTGGAGTTATCATCAACGCGGGGATTAAAAGAGTAGTGTGCTTGGATGAACCGCTTTATGATGAATTAGGACTTGAGATGTTGATTGAGGCTGGCGTTGAAGTTGGCCGATGGAATGATGATGGATTATGGACTATACCAAAAATTGATGTGGAATAAAAGTAAAAATAGTTCTTGACATTCGATTGAATACTTGATATAACGGCATCGTTCCATGCTAAGGAACAGGTTATCGGTTCAAATCCGGTTCGGCCAGCAATGGCCGGTAGCTCAATGGTAGAGCGGTAAAACACCGTTCCCGACTTTCTTCCCTAATTCCTCAGTCAAATCATGCTCCCACGCATCAGCTTGTTCGAGCGCAAGTTCTTCGCTGACACCAAACACTTCCTGTAATGCCGTCGCCAACGCCATGCGCCGTTGGTAAAGATGAATCGCCAAGGGCAAACCGTCTTCGGTCAATGCGTAGTATGCCCACTTACCAAATTGCACAAGTCCTTGCGCAGCCAGTTTCTTCCCCCAATGTGTTACTAGATTGGGCGGCATATTGCAGGCCTTACCAATCATAGCGTTGCGGGGGATGGTGTTGGTTAGTTCGATAGTGTAAATAGCGCAGAGAACGTCTTCCATTTGTCGGTTGAGCTTTGGCATACAGTAAGTATAACACGTGGTTTGGGCTTCGTCAATATTTTTATTGACAACCGCGTTGTAATCTGCTATAATGTTCGCAGAGTCTCAATCTAGTATCTGGCGGGGTGGTAAAGCAGGGTGTTTCTCAAGGGGGCCATCCACTCAATGCCGCCCCGCCTTGTAAAACACTTTGGGGTGCGGTGATGATTGAATGGAAGCAGTAACGCCAGAAATGATTCGGGCTGTCGAGAACTTAGCCAAAACAGTTGGCGTCCGGCAGCAGGACATTCTCACATCTCTCTCAGAACACGAGATAGAGGTTTGGGTGCAGTATGCTATCATGGGCAAGTCCGTGGATGAAATTCGCACCAGTGCAACAGAACGCTGGAATGTTGTTGACAAAATATCTGTGCGTCAAATTGATAGGCTACTTGCTCGTGCTCGCTTGAAGATGATTGGGAACATAATTGGCAAAAAAGATGCGCAGGAATTCCTGTCGGGCAACCCAGAAGCACAGGCAGTTATTGATAAATTCTCTGCTGTTTTGGAGGAAGAGAAAGAGATGTAATCACAACATAAAACATACGATACTCTATAGCCACCCCGAAGGGTGGCTTTTTCGTTGTCCGTATAGGTCTATTGACAATCGTGCGCAGTGTGGTAAAATGGTCACAATTGTAATTGAAATGCTGCAATAACACACAAACCGGAGGAGAACCATGTCTGTCGTTGTAACTAAAGAGACATTGCAATCACTTTACGATAGTGGTAAGAACTTTGCGCAAATTGGCAGAACTATTGGTGTTAGTAGGGAGTGGGTGCGTGTTCTAGCCGATGAGTATGAGATTGAGCCAAAGTGTGTTGTCTGCGGTGAGCCTATGGCTTCACATCGCACTCGTTATTGTGATGGGTGTCGCGCAAACAAGCGGCGCGATGCTCGTAGATTGGCTACTGCTGCCAACAAGAAGCCCAACACTTATGCCCATCGCCCTATGGTGAGTAGCGCGGCACAGTTCTATTGGGATGAGGGGGTTGATGTTGTTGTTGACCGCTTCTGCCGCCAAGGAGAACCTGAATTGGTTGTGGGAGATGTGAAGATAAAGGTATTCGCGTTGTCCCCGTTGAGTAAAGGGCATCAAGTGCGTCTTCGGCATGTTGATGGAGTTGATTACTATCACCTTGGCAGTGCGGATGGCACATTATACATTATCCCCGCAGGCGCACTAACTGAGCCAGTAGGGTATATCGGCAGAATGTCTGTGTTACGGCAGTTTGGACAAGATGAATGGATTGTGAAGATTTTGACTAAGTTGAGGCAATTATAATGCTATTGTTAGCAAAAGGTAACGAAACGGCCACAAAAGTGCTGGAATTGTGTGCATCTGGCACAAGTTGTTCCGATATTGTCAAGGTATTGCAGGATGATGGCGTCCTAAATGCCACAGAGCACGACATTAAAGTCTTCATCCGTGAGAATAAGTCTGCTATCGCTCAGTTGGCTACGGAACGCGCTCAGGAAATGCTTGCCAGCACCCTCCGCTCAAAAAAACCATTCGTCCTCACTGAGGTTGATAACATCGCCGCAATGCTTCGTGATGGCGTAAGTGAGTTGGGGAATGATGGGCAATGGTTGAAAGCTGCAAAATTGGCAGAATCGTACTTCAAGGCCATTCGTCTCATTGGGGAATTGACGGGTGATTTGAGTGGGATAATGCCTCGCCAGCAGAATGTTTTCATTCAGATAATGCAGAAGGGTACAGTTCTTCAGCGCAAAGAAGTGGCGTCTATACTTAAGCGTATAAATGAGATAGCAGCAGAAAGTGGCCTGCCTGCGCCAAGTGATGATGGCGTGATTGACGCAGAATTTACGGTAGCTGATGCAGATGAGTGATACGCGTAGTGGGATGGGCGACGCAATACAGGAAGCTATCCGATACGCTGACTTGGAGGATAAACAAGAAGACATCGTTCGGTTTGCAGAGTATGTAATGAAGGACGAGAAGGGTGATTCGTGGAAAGTCGGTAAGCACCACAAAGAATGGTATATGTTGGCTCTGAGTGTTGTGCTTCCGCTGTTGAATGGAAAAACTGTATATGTAGATGGCGTAGAAGTCAAGCCTCAATATCGAGACGGTGAACAACTTACAAATGGTGTAATCGAAGGGCCTAGAGAGCACGGTAAGACTGAGACTATTGTTTGCTTGGCGTTGTTTATCCTCGGTATCAACCCCAGCCTGAGAATTAAGGTTGTGTCAAATACTGATACCAACGCTATCAAATTCATAACGCAGGTCGAGAAGAATATAATCTCTAACAATGAGTTGCATGAAGTATTTCCCGGACTGGTTCCAGACCCAAGGGGTTCGTGGGCTGGCGGAGCTATGGACGTTCTCAAGGACGAGGACGCCAATCTGGGGATAAAGGATTGTAGTATTGAGGGATATGGCGCAACCGCTGCTGCCACAGGGGGCCGCACAGACCTTATTCTCTTTGATGACATTGTTGGTGCTAGGGAAACTATAACCGAACCAGCACGCTTGCCAAAGATAAAACAACTATTCTTCCATGACTGGTTGAACATTGGTGGGCAGAGCCACATCTATATTGGCTCGGCGTGGTCTCCTGATGACTTGATTGAAGATTTAGTCAGCCATGAAATGTGGCACGTTTGGAAAGAACCAGCAATCAACGAAGCCGGAGAACCGTTGTGGCCTGAGCGTTGGCCGTTGTATGCGCTTGAGAAGCGGCGCAAGGAAATTGGTGATGAGGCGTTTGACCAACAGTTCCTTCTGAAGGGCTTGCGCCAAAGCCGCACATGGTGGACGCAAGCTGTGGTTGATGTCTGCAAGGCTGAAGACTTGCAGGTTGGGCAATCTAGGGTTCCAATTATAGCAAAATATTGTGGGCTTGACCCAGCGGCGTCACTGAAGAACACCGGGAGTTTCTCCTGCATCACCGCAATTGGTCTTATGGCAGATGAGCGTCGGGTGTTGCTAGAAATCATTCGGATGAGAGAGCCTCCTGAAATTGTGGCGGAAAAAGTAGTTGAGATGCACATCCGGCACTCTTTCTCAAATATATGCGTAGAAAACAACGCAACACAGGAAGCGATGCTCAGTCTTATTAGAGTGATAGCTGAGTTCAAGTACGCCCAAGAGTTGGAGCTTCCGCTGGAAGGTTTTTTTACAGGTTCGCAGAAGTGGAACCCAGAAATCGGACTTCCTGGGCTTGTGGCGGAGATGCGGGCTGAAAGATGGGACTTTCCTTTTGCTGGAGACCATACAGACTTATTGCATAGTTGTGAGATATGTGATTTAATTAAGGAAATGTTGGGCTTTCCTTATGAAACAAAGACAACGGATATGATTATGTCTCTGTGGCTTGCGCTGTCAGCGGCAGATATGTCTCGTCTTATAAGCGATGTTCCTGTTGGGATAGCGCGGCACGTAAAGAGGATGGGTTGATAATATATGGATAATCCATTGACGCGGGTTAAAAATGCTTGGGCTGCTTTAGTTGCAAAAGATGACACTAAAATTGTCCCTGCTGGAGCAGGTGTTGTCGGCTCAAGCACGACGGCAATAAATGTTCCGTGGGCTAGAACCTATGGAAGAAAATCTGTATTCAAAGACTTGGATGCTATGGATACTGGAGATGGATTGATTGCTAGGGGACTGGACACCATCGCCAGTGCTGCTTGCTATTTCCCCAAGGATAATTTTTGGGGATTCAAAATAGAACTTATTGATGACGAAGAACACGCTGTTGGCCCGTTGCAAAGAAAAGCGTTGGCGTTGATGCAAAAGACGGCTGATGACACAATGTTAATGGAACAGACGTGGAACATTATTCGCATGGCTACAAAAGCTGGCAATCATTTCGCAGAGTTGGTTCCGTATGGTGACGACAGATTACAGCCAATCGCACGAGTGAAGCAGTTTCCTAAGCCTTATCAGATAGAAATAAATACTGATGAATATGGTCGCTTGTCTACAGGAGACCCCGATGCGTATATGAAATCCCCACAGGATGCAGAACTCCCAGCTTATGTGCAGAGAGATGAAATAGGTTCTCCGGTTGCTGCATGGTACGCCTATCAGATTGTTCATTGGCAGTTTGGTAATAATCCTGGTGGGAAGTATGCAGAACCGCTGTTAGCTCCAGTTATTCCTCAATGGAAAAGATTGCACGCGCAAGAGGACAGTTTGGCTATTGCGCGTTTGATAAGAGCATGGGATACTCGCGTACACAAAATACCAATTCCGATAGGTTCTACTGCTAAAGAGGTTGAAGCGAAGTTCAAAGAATATCGAGAGAATATGGAGAAAGATGTAGTTACTCCATACGATAGCACGGATGCCCGTTTTTCAGTGGGTTACAGTGAGAACCCGATAGATGTTGACACTGATTTCTATGTCGCAATGATTTATACAAGGGACGGTAAAATCATAGAGGGTGGAGTTGATAACCTTCGCTCGGGAACTGCTGCGCTGGAAAACATCAATGATATTTCATGGAGTTTGAATCGTGTGTTAGCTGGGCTTGGTGTCCCAATGTCTTATTTGAATATGAGGGTTGGGCAGAGGTCGTTTGTTGACAAGACGCCTGAGGAAACGAAGGAAGCATTTACATGGCTTGGAAGTCGTGCGCAACAAACCCACGAGAAGGGTGCTCGTAAGATATTTGGGGTGCAGATGTTGCTTAGTGGAATAGACCCAAGTAAGGTTGCGTACAAATTAGTGTATCCGCAGATAATATCGAAGACCGCAGAGTCTGTTGCTAAGATTGCTGTTAATAATGCGCAGGCTGCGTCTGGATGGTATAAGATGGGCATACCAGAAGAAATCATCGGTAAGAAGGTGCTTGATTTGTCTGATGATGAAATTGCAAAGTGGGCCGCAAACATAGTTGTCGAACCGCCTGTGAGTGGAGATGATACAAAATGAGAAAGATACAAGACCCGATGGCCGGAATGCACACGTGCCGCGTAGCAAGTTCTTCTGGTAGTGACCGTTGCACCACCGTCAAGGGCGGGAAGGTGAATGGCAAACTCATCGAGCGTGTAGTTTGCTGGTGGAAGGATAAGAGTAAGCCTGTTTCACTACGCTATCGCTTTAAGAATGGTTGGGGCAGCGCAGAAGGCACAAAACAGGCTAAGGCTCACTGCGCAAGTCATAACGGGGAATTTCATGCTGGCACCAAAGATGCTGCAACATCATTATTGCCATCACTTTCCGAAGCGTTACAGGTGCATGATGCAGCACATGAATTGGAGTCCAAAGACTTGCATGATTTAGCGGTGAGGTTGTTGGCACTGGTTGAACAACCACACATCAGCACAGAGGATTGGGACAAGAATGAAACACACAACCCCGTATGGGATGATTTACCAGCAGCTATTCAAGTGTCAGATGAGGCCGCAAGTATTACTGGCAGTATTTTGTACGAAGATGATGGCATTGCTGCAATTGTCGCAAAGCCTTCTGCTGTGGAAACCCTAGAAAACAAAGGGTTGGACACCAACATCGTTGCAAGCGATGATATTGAGGGGCGTTCTCGGATACCTGTATATGAATTGTGGCTGATTCGCAAGGACCAGCCTTGTGTGGAATACCCACAGGACGACATGACTGTTGGTGAATACATACCTGTTGGTTATTTCCGCAAACAAGGTGCATACAAGTTTCCAATCATTGTTCAGCCAATCCCAAATAGTTATGAGATGTATCAGATACATAAAATGGAAGATGGCGTTGCAATTTACAACCAGGACGGAGAACGCAATACAGAATTCGTTGACATAGTTGATGGCTTGATGACTATTGATGGATTGCAAAGCGCAATTTTTCTCGCGCTCAGATTCGATGAAACGATGTTCGTCTTCGATGTATTGCAGATAGGTGACAGAAACTGCAAAAATACAGTGCTGAATGATAGGCAGGAAATAATTGGCAATATTGTTTTCCCAGATGGTGTGAAAACGTTGCCGATAAAATGCACACTCAATTCCGCAAATGAGTTACCGTCGTTGGGTGCTGGGCAATTCTTAGTAAGATACAAGAACGAAATTCTCGATGATATGCTTCGCCCGTTTTGGTTTGTATACACCGAAGCTATTAGGATAGGACAACCACTACCACCTACAGAAATATCATCAAGCGTAAATTGGGAATCAGAAGAAGATGTTTTGGCTGCATTGGAAGATAACATTGTCTGCGTAATACCGGATGGAATTGACGCGCAAATACACAAAGGCAAACACAACACCGCTATATTCGTTGGCAAGGGTGGACGCAATCGGGCACATGAATTCCCAAGCATTTGTGAGGCTGTAGCAGAATTGGAAACGCCTTGTATTATAGAGTGCATAATTTCCGCAGATGATGATGGAGAACCTATTCCAGAGGCCCATATGCTCAGTGATAATTTAACTGATATGCACACAGTTGCGCATTGTTACGACATCGCATATCTGAACGATACTGACATATCGCAATTACCAATGAGTGAAAGGCGTACAGAGTTGCGTAAAATTATTCACAAAAATGAGAACAACCCCTTGACAATAATTCCGTTATGTGATAGTTTTGACACAGGCATATACTGGATATGGCCGAAAAACCACAAGCGTGCCGATGTAGGACAGAGGGTTTGCCAGATTGGATGATGCTTATGGCAGATGATAACCGTATTTCTGATGATGAATTAGATGTCAAAAACGATGAAACTTGTGAGTGTCCAGAATGTGGGTATACGCAAGAGTATGACGTTACACCCGCAGGGTGTCTTGAGTGTGGCGCAGAAATGCAACTCGAAGTGGATAGTGTTGATGGTGATTCCGTGATTGCGGAAGCCATCGCCGACGCCACTGATGTTGCTGAGGCTGAAGATGTTCTGTTGCAGATATTGGACAGTGATGACGTATCGCTACTTACAATCGCCGAAGCCCGCGTTGATGAGTTGAAGAACGACGGCAGGGAACGCATCGAGGATACATTCGTTGGAAAAGCAGAAATAATTGAAGACCTCGAAGAAGCACCAAGTGATGGCTCGATGAGGTTTCGCGCAATTGTTGCGCAAATGGATAAAATAAACAAGAACCGAAGACTTTATCCACGCAAGCAATTTGAGAAAAACCTACCTCGTGTAAACCGCATGATGAAAGCCGGAAGATTTACTGGACAGGACGGACATCCAGGGTTTTTCTCTGGAGGCAATCCTAGTAATATAGTAGTTCGTTATGATGCAGTGTTTCTCCAAGGTGATAGTGTCTATCTCGAAGGAGCAGTCCTTCCAACTAGCGCAGGGACAGACATAATGACGTTGTGGGAACACGACGTGCAAACAGAATGGTCAATAATTGGTTATGGAGACCGCAAAATCATAAATGCTGATGATAGTCCAGATGGTAAGGAATATGTTGAAATCCGCAACTACATCTGGGATGGGTGTGACCTCGTAGATAGAGGTGCAGCCAAAACCAAAACTGTCAGTTTTACAAAAGACAGTGCTGATGAACAAACAGAAAACGAGGAGGCCAGTATAATGGCTGACGAAAAAGACGTTGTAGAAGAAGTTGAGGAAGTTGAAGATGAAGTGGTTGAGGAGGTTACTCCGACGCCAGAAGTAACGCCTGAGGCTGATGAACCTGTTGCGCCACAGGTAGATGTGGACGCTATCGCCAAGCAGGTTGCTGACCTAGTACTGTTGCGGACGCAGGATGGTATTGTAGCTCAGGTTGGTGCTACCCACGATGCGTTCGCTAAAGCTGCTGCGCTCGCCGAAGCCAAAAAGACAGCAATTGACACACTCAGTGAGGGCAACAAAAGCGTCGCGTTCCTAGTGGGAGCGCATCTGAAGGACTGTTCTACTCCTGAAGAGGTTGCGGACACCGTTCTTTCGGTTACGCCGCAGTTGAGCGCACTTACCATGAATGATAAATACGGAGGCATCGGAATAATCACGGGTGATGAACGTGAGAAGTTCTGGCTGCCTAACTACGGTGGAAGCACCGATGGTCGTGATAGACCAGAAACCGTAGGCGAGGTTTTCCATGACCTGATGGAAGGCATTGAGGATACTGGGGAAGCGATACCTTCTAACCCAGCATACAACATGCGTTGTATCCTCGAAAACTACCAGAAGAACTATCCGCAGTATTTCCAGGCTTGCACGCGGCAGGGCTATCAGATGCAGGAGGCTGTAACCACAAGCACTGCGCTCGGTACGACGCAGGCATACATCCTTCCGCTCGTGCGCTCGATTTTCCCGAAGCTCATTCCTTTTGACCTTCAGAGCGTACAGCCCATCAGTCAGAAGACTGGAACCATTTACTACCTGAACTTTGAGTATGCTAGTGGGACTTACGATGGTAGTGACATGGATGACAGTGGGGCATTCGACACGGGCTGGGCCGACCACACGGAAGCCGCAACGAAGAGTCAGATTGCACTGGACTTCGACTCGACAGACATCACCGCAGTCGAGAAGTCCATCTACTACAACATAACTTCTGTCCTGATGCAGGACATGAAGGCCGCGTTCGGCCTCGATGCAGAGCAGGAATTGCTTGCCGAATCGGTCAATGAAATCGCTAGGGAACTCAACGGAGAATTCCTAGAGATGATGAGAGCTGGCGCAACAGCAGCTACAGAAACCTATGGCACGGCCAAGCCCACCGCTTGGGAATCTCAGGGTGAGTGGTATAACCAAGGTCTCTCGCTGTGGGTTAATCGCGTAAGCTCTGACATCGCCGCCAAGGTCTATAACGGCGCAAACTGGATAGTCGGTGACACCAGGAGCGTTGCGATGCTTGCGGCCATGAACCAGTTCTGGACTTCCAGTGCCACGGCCACTGACAATCAGTTTGGTCTCGGCATAACTCAGCCCGGTAAGTTCGCTGAGTACACTGTCTATAAGTCCGCTTGGTTCTATCCAAACACGATGCTCTTCGGCTTCAAGCCTGAGAGTTGGAGACGGGCTGCGGCGGTGTTTTCACCCTACATCCCGCTGTATTTGTCGCCGCCGGATAGCGATGCTCCAACTAACCGCCTGCTACGTTCCGTCAGTTCACGGAATGCTATGGAGGTTCTTAATGGGAATGGACTGGCTACACTCACGGTTGCAAGTGGCACTACTGGCACGGAACCGTTCTAGTAGTAGTCTGCCACTGGAGTATCGAGGTGAGGGAGAAATCCCTCGCCTCTTTTTTTGCCTTCTGGTGTAGTGGTTGACATCTATTGCTTTTTTTCTACTTGCATGGTAAAATAAGACAAAGTGTTGGCATTTATGGAGAAATGAGGGCGTTTTGTGGGTAGAGTTCCTTTACGCTTGAGAATTCCTGTTGCTAAGTACACGGGATATGCACAGGGTGCCATTGAGTTAGTGCGGAGGCTGCGCGAGGATAAGAGGTTAGTGTTGGAAATTTTGGCGGCACATAATAGTGTGCCTGATTATGTGGCACAAGATATTAAAGACATGATTGTGCCCGTGCCGAGGTTGAAGTGGTTGGGTGTTTTGTTTGGCTTTCCGCCAGGGCTGGGGTCGCTGCAAACGCAATATAAGATAATCTATACGATGTACGAGACTGATGATGTGCCTGAGGCTTGGCGCAGTCCTGTGAGTAAGGCTGATGAGGTTTGGGTGCCTTCTACACATTGCGCAAATACTTTTGGTAAGTACAATCGAAGGATACGGATTATTCCGTTTGGGTATGACGAGAAATTGTTCAAACGGATTGTAGGCAGGCCAAGAAATCAGCGCGGAACTTTTCAGTTTGGTTCGGTTGGTGTGATGTCTAAGAGGAAGGGCGTTGATTTGTTGGTGCGGGCTTTTGTGGCTGCTTTTCCCAACAAGGACGATGTAACGCTGACAATCAAAACTAGGGATACGCGGTGGTTGCCAGAAGTTAATGATGATAGGATTAGTATTGTAGATGATGATTGGGAGCGTGAGCGGTTGGCGGAATTTTACCATGACATTGATTGCTTGGTGCAACCCAGCAGGGGTGAGGGAATTTGCGCGTTGCCAGATACTATGATTAGGACAGGCAGCGGAAAAAAGAAAATCGCAAGTATAAGAAATGGCGAGAATGTTATTACGCATAACGGACATTTGAAAAAGGTTCTTTGCACTACTAATCGTAGTTATACTGGTGCTGTTTTTGGAATCAAACCTTTCTATAGCCAACATGCTGATTTTTACACACCAGAGCACCCAATCCTAACGATGCAATTTACTAGAAAACGTAAAAAAACACCAATGTTTCTTCGAGGCCAATACGAATTAACTTGGACCCAAGCTAAGGACTTGGTTGTAAATAAACATTATGTAACGGTTCCTCGCTATGTTCCCACTGAGGAAATCAATGAAGTAAACCTTTATGAACATGCCAGTGATAACGCCATGATGCACGAAGGCCTTATGGTATCTAATGGCAGAAATCAACACGGAGCTAAATTTGTCCACCCAACAGCAAAAAGATTTCATCCAAAATTGGAGTTGACAGAGGATGTAATGAGGCTCATTGGTTTGTACATTGCAGAAGGGTCTTCAACTAGAACAGAAGTGCAATTTGCATTTGATAGTCGTGATGCAAGCCTTATAGATTTTGTGAGTCGAACAATGAATACAACATGGAACCTAACTGGTAGTTTAATAATTAACTCGCGCCACAGAGCTGCATTGATGTTTCAGTGCGGAACATTAGCTGGTGTTTTTCGTTCTTTGTTTGGCGCGGGGGCTGTCAATAAGAAAATACCAGAAGTGTTGTTAAGCACACCGCAACATTTGTTGTTGGCACTTTTACGAGGATTGTGGGAGGGGGATGGCTGTGTTGGCGAGGAATATTCATATTCTACTGTATCGCCGTTGTTATCACAGCAAGTTGCCGAATTGCTTTTTCGCTTAGGGGTGTTGGGTACCGTGCGTATGCGAAGTAAGGCAAATAAGAGGTATCAAAAAATCATTGGGAAAGTATATCGGGTACGTGATGAATACAATGTTCGGCTTAAAGGCCCCTATGCCGACGAACTCTTTAGTAAAATTGGTGCTGGCAGAGATGTTTCTAAAAAGAATAGAACATTCAATCATTATTTTCGAGATTGCCAATATTTTTATGTGCCCGTAAGGGATATAACCATGCGTGAATACGATGGTTGCGTTTATAATTTGCATGTGGATGATGACGAGACTTATTGTGGACAATTCGTTGTTCATAACTGTATGCCTCCACTAGAAGCAGCCGCTTGTGGTACGCCAGTGATTACTACGAATTGGTCTGGGCCTGCTGATTACATAGATGACAATGGGATTTATGGGTTGAACATTCGCGGGATGGTGCGGTCAGAGAACATGCTGACGAAGAATGCAATGTGGGCAGAACCAGATATTGTGCATTTAGTGGCTTTGATGAAGCAGGCATATAATAGAGAACTTAGCGTTAATGGTAACTATAAACAATTCACCATTGGAAATATGGCAACGTTGTTTACCAAAGCAATCATTGATACATGGAGGAGCATGAAAAAATGACTGCATTTGCACAAAGCACTTTGATTGCTACGGTTCGTGCGCGTGGGATTTCTTCAGATGATGTAAGTGATGTAGATATGGGAACACTGATTACATCTGCGGTGAATGTATATTCGAGTTATCGCCCCAATCTGATTTTGACCACAAGTGCGACGTGTTTGACTACAGTGGCTGACCAACCTAATTATTCAAAACCTGATGATGCGTTGTGGGTAATTGAGGTTGCGTGGCATCCTGATTACAGTTCTTCTTTGTCGTCTCTGTCTGATTTGTACACAGAGATACTGTTGCAGGATATGCCTGCCGATGATTCATCGCAACTGTTTATTCACTACGGGCAGTTGGCGCAATTGCGTCGGTTTTTCGGTGGTAACTGGAAGATGATAAATGATGAAATCTACTTGATACCATATCCAGTTACAGCCGATGATAAAGTCGCAGTGTATTACGCTACCGCTAAAGCGTTGACTGATTTAGACACAGTTGCTGACCAACTATTTGAAGACCTAGTGTTCTACACAGCAATGCAATCAATTGGTAACAAAAAACTTTTGTCGGGTGGTTGGAGGGCAGGGAATTATTCTGTGGACCAAAGGGTTGGTGAACAGATTGTTCGCCACGCAAACGAAAATATGGGCAATGTGATAATTCGACTTGCTAACAGTTATACAGCGCAGAGGAGCTAGGCGATGGGGCCACCAACACCAGACACTTGTAGCTCAGTGAGAGCAGCGTGGGCTGACCACGAGACATATACGACGCCAGTGGCAGTTCTTACCAACGAGCCATGCTTATTTGCTCCAGCTAGTTCCAACATCGAGTGGGGATTTATGGGGCCTGTTGGCACACAGGACGACCTGTTGTTCATAGGGTCTGGGGCAGATATTGAGCGAGGCGATGAACTCACTAACGATGCTACGAGTGAGGTTTGGGTTGTGGTCGAACCGCCTAGATTGTTCAAGAACCCTATTACATGGGTGAATGACCACTACCAGGTAAAGGTCGAGCGCAAGCCGATACAATGAGGTGTGTAAATGGCAACAGCACTGTACGAAGCAACAAACCAAGTTATCGGTAGCCCTACAGCAACAGCGGGTTTTCGCTATTATTGTAATTGGAGCACCACAGAAACCCCTGGTGCTGGTGCTGTTTATGCACTTACACTCAAGCAGAAGATTGAGGGGCCACCACCAATGCCCCTAGATGACCCAACTGGAGATTTTCCGGCTGTCTATTTGGAGAGACTCGCTTGGCCTCAAGGCCCATCGCTGGAGGGAGAGCAGTATGTGTGCGCTTTTATGTGTCGTATTCATGTGGTGGTGAAGGTGGGTAATAATGAGCGGCCAAAAGAAGAAGCGCACGCGATGCTTTGCAAGATAGTTGACAACATTGAGGCAGCCACCAAGATAGGATTGACGTTCCTTTCGTCTGTTGAATGGATGGGCAACGAGGGTGACACTGACATATCCCACATCTTCACACTGCTACATCCTCGCTACGCTATGGCTTCGACAACATTTGCAGCTAAGACGGTTTGGGTGTAATGCGCCATGATAAGACTTGATTTATCTGACTGGAAACGGTTGATTGTAAAATACGAGCAACGCATACGGAAATTGCGTTCGCCTAATCCATTTGGTGCTTATGTTGGGGTGGATATAACAGAAGTAATTCATGCTGCTTTGTATCGCCAGTTAATAATTGGTAGGCATAGTCTCAAAGCACAGCAAGCATATTATAGAGAAAAAGGGTATGGCATGTATGGGCCGCAGGGCACAGAGGACCCAAAGATAGTGAATCCACAGGAGCTTTTGGGCGGCAGAAGTAGTGGAGGAATGTACAAGCAGGCTTTCGTAAGGCGTTCAAACGAAGGTGGTCTTGTTACATACAATCTAGCAACCGCCGCTACGATGAAACCGTATGCACCAGAACTTCCAGAAGGACCGCTTGCTAAATATTTGAGAGAAGGTTGGTCTGGCCTTGGAAAAGCAATGAAACCTCGGCCATTCGGCAACTGGCTCGCCAGTAGTTACAGAACGTTGCTTGGATTTTTTCAGACGGGACTATTGCAGAATATTGGGTTCAGAAAGAAGACCTGATGGTTCCACAAAGACCGCTGTTTCAAATGGTGACATCACAGGCGTTTGGGACACCAGTACCAAGAGGTGGAGTTATCGGTGCATTTGGATTGATTGACGAGGGGGTTCCTTACTTAGCCACAAAAATCATTGCAGATAAACTGGCTATAATTGACCCGCTTTGTCAGTTTGAGGAAATGCCTATTCGTCCTTTTGTCCCAGGTAAAACGCAAAGATTGCTGCTGTTTTTCCCTGGTGGGATTGGGGATGTTGTTTCGCTAAATCCATGCTTGGAGGATTTCAAACACAAGTATCCTGACGTAGAAATTGGCGTAGTGTCTGCTCAATCAGATTCTCCGCTTATGTTTCCGTGGTTCGACCAACTGTGGGATTATCCGATACGCAGGGATATTGCTGAGTATTACGATGCTTGGGTGAATATCGCTGAATTGGATAGATTGAGTGTGCAACAAGAATTGTCAGACACGTTCGCTGGGTATCTACAGATAGAACCACCAAGGAGAAAAGCAAGCCTGGTGGTAGACAACGCAATTCGCAACGTCTTGGATGATTCATTTGTAACCCCAGACAGAATTACAGTAGCATTACAAGCAGGTTCAGCAGACCACTACCGTTCGTTGCCTACACAGATGGCTGCAATTATTGGTGTGGGACTTGCAGAGCAGTATGGATGTGATACCTACATATTGGGCGCACCAAAAGACCGTATGCTCTTTGTGGACGATAATCACTATGCAACGGAACCACCAGAACATATGCACAATATGTGTGGTATACTAACAACACTTGAAATGTTTATTGCTTTTATGGATTGTGTGGATGTTCTACTAACTGTTGATACGGCAGCTATGCACATTGCTGGTGCGTTGGATGTGCCCACGCTCGCTATATTCGGGCGCACAGATGGTGCAAAGCGCACACAATACTATCCGTCAGTCTCGTACATACAGGGTCCTATGGAGTGCTGCCCGTGCAATACTGTGGAAGGTGTGCCGCCGTGTGAAGGGACTTGGTGTGAGGCAATGTTGTCAATCCCGCCAGATGTAATTGCGGAAAAAATAATGGAGGTGTATCATAATGCGCAGTCTGATAATTGACCACGAGCCAGACGATGATGAGTTGGCAATGCTTGCTCTAATTGGTGGCACGCATGGTCTCGATGAAATCTCTATTGAGGTCGATGGTGTTAAAAAGACACTGCGGCTTCAGAAGCAAGATGCCGAAGGTAGGGTGTTGCTTGAGGGATGAACGGCCTCCTGTACTTGATGTTCAACTCAGCAAACGACATTCGGCGCAACTGGAACAGTCTGGTTGACAGTGTTGCGCTACCACTCACTGCACACGTCATTGATAATGCCAGCACAGACGATGGCGCGGACTTGCTTGAAAAGTCAGGAGTGCTTGTTCATCGCAATGCCGAGAACATTGGCTATTCAGCAGGAATCAATCAGGGATTGCGCCATCTTTTGGACAAGGGTGTTGATGATTTTATCTTCATTGTGAACCCAGATGTAAAATGTTTGCCAGAATGGGATAAAATATTGACAGAACCCTTGGCAAGCGTTGAAGATTGTGGTATCATTGGTGCGAGGCTAGTCTTACCGAGTGGTGTGATAGTTCATACTGGTGGTAAGATTACTCCAAGACCGATTTTACTCATGTGGCCTAAGTTGTATCCTGTAACAGATAATACCTCTGTCGTATCAAATGACGGGTTGTGCGCTACTCGTTTTGTACACGATACGATGGATTATATTGAGCCGCAGAAGTGTCCTTGGGTGACATTCGCAATAGTCGCGCTGAGGGTAGATATGATAAAAGACATAGGTTTTCTGGATGAGACATATTTCCTCTATAGTTCTGATGTACAGTATTGTATGAGAGCTTGGCAAGCGGGATGGGACGCATGGTATAACCCCATTACGTTTGAACACAGCAGAAGCGCTAGTCTGCAAAAAGCTCCAGATGCAATACAGGACCAGGGCAGGCGTGATATGTTGCGCTTTGTCCACGAGGAGGAATTGTCATGGCTGCAATTAGTGGCAGATGGACGGCCAAAGAAGATGTCAAAGTCCTGAGTGTTGACGGTGCTAATGTTTTAGCCGTTTTTCAGAACTTTGCGCTTGACATAACTGCTGACGAGATAGATGTCACCGCTGCACAAGATTCGTGGAAAAAGAGAGAGTTTGGCGTGCTTGATTGGAGTATGCGTGTAACTGCTCTCTTGGCAACGGCTCCAGCTTTTATGGCTTCTTGTATCAGTGGTGGCACAATCGTTGTATCGGTATCCTGCACTACGTTTGACTTCTTGGGCACAGGCATGATTACTGGTTCTCCGCTGACTGGTGATAACCCGATGACCGAGGAAGTTACCGTGGTTAGTGCTGGTGCCGCACCGACAATTGGCTTCACATAACCTGTAGTTAGGGTACAATGCGTGTTCTTTATGGACACGTTGAGTGCCAAATCGCATGTACTATAATACAAGACGGAGGTGACTATTCTCCTCGCTAAAGCAGGGAGCTTCTAGGGCTTGCGCCCAAGCTCTGTAGCCCCAGAGCTAAAATGTTCAGCGCAGCATTGTGGTCTCGGTCGATTTCTAAGCCGCACTGAGGACAAACATGAACACGTTCAGACAACTTTTTCTCAACAATTTCTCCACAGCCACTGCACATCTTCGACGTGTTGCGAGGGTCAACGAGAACCACAGTGCGTCCGGCCCATTCTGCCTTGTACGCAATGAATGTTCTCAATTGATACCACGCCGCGTCTCCGATGCTTTTGTTCAAACTACGCCAATTTCCATTCTGCATATCCTGAATATCAAGGTCTTCAAGCGCAATGAATTGGTACTCATCAACGATTTCCCTACTCAGTTTGTGAGCAAAGTCAGCACGTCGATTAGCAATTCGCTCGTGAATATGTTGCACGACACGCTTGTGTTTTCGACGTTCTGGGCTTCCTTTCTTCGCTTTGCTCAAACGTCTTTGGGCTTTTGCCAACGCTTTCTCATCACGCCTGAAAAAGCGAGGATTTGAGACATGCTCTCCGTTGCTGAATGTAGCAAAATGCTGACAACCTACATCAATGCCAACGACATTGTTGGTTGGCTGCAATGGTTCAGTATTTATATCACATACAAAATAAGCATACCAATTTCCAACAGCATTGCGCTTGATAGTGACTCGTTTGATTGTGCCCTCAATAGCACGATGGACAACAATTTTCACGCTTCCTATCTTGCTCAAAAACAGGCGATGCCCCTCAAGCCTGAAACCCTTCTGCGGATAGGTAAAAGATTTGTACCAATCACCCTTAAAACGAGGATAGCCTGGTTTATCTCCCGCTTTCACTCGACGGAAGAAGTGCTTGTAGGCCAAGTCCACGCGCTCCTGAGTTTCCTGAAGAGACTGAGAATACGCATTAATAAGCCACGGTTCTTCTTTTTTCCAGCATGTCAAGAATTTGTTTGTATCATATTTCGACAGAGACTGTTCATTGTTTTTCCAAGCGTTATGGCGAGTTTTCAGTGTTTTGTTATAAACCCAACGGCAGGCATCCAGCACATTTTGCATTACCGTTCTTTGAGCAGCAGTTGGATACAATCTGTATTTGAATGTTATAATCGACATGATAAAAACAGTATATCACGGAGTTACGCTTGGTGTCAAGCTGCGTAAATTGATTCATCTATAACACTAACACGTGATGCTTTCTTGAGATAATTCTATAGTGCAGAGATTGATGATGTTGATTATGTCATTGATAATCCCATGCAGGAAAAAGTAACGCTGGTGTTCAACGAGGCTCCAACAATAACAGTAGGGGAGAATGATGATGAGTGAAGACGTGGAAGGCACAGAAGAAGATGGCGTGAAGTTTGAGGTTGTCACCGAAGAAGAAGTCACGCCAGATGAAGTTGCCGCACCAGAAAAACAGTACGCCACTGTAGATGATGTCAAACAGTGGGAGAAGGACCGCGTTGAAAACGCGGTGGATTTCGAGGTGCCTGGAACTGGCAAGTGGTTCAAGATTGCATCTGTAGATATGAACGCGCTTTACAAGTTGATTGGTGCGCAAATGGCCGCACTGGGACCAGATGGAGATAAGGCAGCATTTGCCGAAATTATGGGAGATGCTGTGGTGCAATCCGCTGTGGTGTTGCCAAAACTTGATGATGCCGCCGTTGCAATGCTCAAGCGGTCTGACAACACATTGTATCAAGCAATATATGAGAAGTGTCAGGAAATCTCTAAACTAGAGAGTTTGTCGCAAGGCATGGAGGATTTTTTCTAGGCCAGCCTCTGATGTACGAACTATGCGACGCTTGCATTGAACACTTAGGGGTTTTGCCATCTCAGTTGTCGTTGTCGCCAGTTCAATGCAACGAGTTGCTGGCTTATCACAGGATACAGAATAAGTCGCAGAACATTTGCTCTGATTGCGTTGATAAATCGCAAGTGCAAGAGAGAGAGTGCTTTATCTGTAGCAGTATTTATACGGATAAAGATGGCGTGATTGAACGCAATATGGAAGTCGATGCAGAAGACGGTGGCGGCGTGCGTTTCCAATCAAGCGATGATAGTTTCTCGTCTTCTAATGCTTTCTTGAGTGCTGTTTTACCAAAAGAAAAAATGACTGACGAGGAAGCAGCCGCAGCAGAAAACAAATGGCTCGCAGGGATGAAGCGAAGAGGTAAGTTGCTTTCGCAAGAAGAAATAAACCAGTTGTAGGCCACAAGGCAGGTGGTGCGCATGGCTTTTGAGGACCAAGTAATAACCAAGTTTACCGCCGACCCCGGTAAACTGCTTGTTGATTTAGGGAGAATTCAAACAGCGTTGGGGAAAACAGTTGGTGCTGTCGGTAAGGTGACTAATGCTGCCAACAAAACCAGACAAGCATCTGACAAGATGGCTACTGGCTTTAGGAAAACTGCTGCAAGCGGTATGGCAACTGGTAGGACGTTTGAGCACCTAGAGAAGCAGATTGGTCGCGTTGACCGTGGTTTTCGTCGCGCCGCAATATCCCTCACCACTGGCAGTAAAGCTATAGATATGCTTGCTACTCGCTTTGACCGTGCATCGCTGATGATGTGGAAATTCACGATGGCTGCTATTCCCATGCGTGAAATGATGATGCAGGCTACTGTTGTTACTGGCGTTGGTATTATGGCTATTAAGAAGTTGGCTGATGAAGCTACGCTGATTGATTCCACGAGGCGGGCGTTTGAGAAGATGACTGGTTCGATGGAAACAGCTGGCAAGATGGTTGAATACCTCCGTGACCAAGCCCCCAAGATTAGATATAGTTTGACGCAGGTTATTGAAGCAGGTCGTGTGCTTACCGTTGCTGGTTATGATGTGACGGCACTTATTCATCCAATGGGTGACTTGGCTGCCGCCATCAATCAGGACGGTGTGGACATTGCATCTGCTTCTCGTGCTTTTGTTGACGCAATGCATGGTGAATTCCGTCGGCTTCGCAACACTTTTGATATTACCAAGGAGGAGGTAAGGGAATTTGCTGGTGACGCCATCAACGCACAGGGGCAGGTTGTTGACAAGGCCAAGATGCAGTGGGCGTTGATGGAAACGATACAAAGGAAATATGGCGGCGCAAACGAAGCAATGATGGGTACGCTGATTGGTTCTGTGTCCAACTTCAATGACCAACTGAAACGGTTGGGCGCAACACTTGGTGGATTTCTCACTCCTGCTTTGAAATCGGTGCTGGCGTGGGGTGCCAAATTCATTGGTAGACTAAATGAGATGGCAAAGACTACTGGAGCCGCAACAGTATGGACGCTAATCATCGGCACTGCTGTTGCGGGCTTTGTTGCATTGGGTGCAGCCATCGCCAATGTTGCTATTCAGTTTATGGGTGTTTGGTCGTCGTTCAAGATATTCCAACAGACGTTTACTACGGGCCAGAAGATGATGATTGAGATTGAGCTTGAGCTTGCCAAGGTCAGTCAGATGCTTGCGCTGCAAGAAGCAGTAGAAGCTGCTGAGTTGATAGGTTGGAATGCAAAGAAGGTTGCTTCAATAAAAGCTGTTTTGGCTGCAAAGATGGAGGAGTTGGGATTTGCTGGGATGGCTACAGGGGGTGCAGCGGCAACTGCTGTCGCAGGCGTTCATACTATCAGACGACCTCCTGTTGCAGACACTAGTGCCACTAGACAACCCCCTACTACACACCCATATACTTACACAGCAGGAGATGGCGCAGGCCCGCTTTCTAGACAAGCCAATGCACTAGGGAGAATAAAAGAACTCCAGAGCGGTGTTGCAGCAACCCAACGCCTGCGGGTGAGATTGGCTGCTGAATTGGCTGATATGGAATATCGCGCAGCACGAGGATTCCGTAATCATCAATTAGATGCAGAAGTTGCGAAGAGACAGGTGTTTCTCCAGAAAACAATAGTTAGAGAAGCAAAACAAAGACTTGAGTTGAGCAGAAAACAACTTAGTGTGGATGGTGCCATCGCAGTAGCAATACATAAGCAACGTCAAGCAAGACGGCAGGAAATACTTGACGCTGTTGCTACTGGTGGTGGTGCGCGAGGTGCAACGAGAGCAGGGAGAGGTGCGCCGGTTAACGTCTTTGCCCCACTTCAAAGAGCCGCAACGTTCTTAGGGCAGAGGTTCGCACATACAGGTAGGCAGTTGGCGATGTTTGGACAACGCATAACAACTGCTGCATCTGCTACACTTGGACTTGTTGGTAGTGCGCTAAAGAGCGTAGCGTCATTTGCGTTGATGAATATACAGTTTGCAGTGATGGGTGCGGCAATTGCTGGAATATCATACTTGTTGAATACAAGTGAACGAAGATTTGATGCGCTAAATAAAAGTATTAGTGCTGCTGTTGAAAAATTCAAGGAAATGGCAGATGTTGTTCCTGTGTCTGATGTGACTAAGCAAGCATCTGAAGAAATTGGTAAGTTTTCTGACCTTATAGCTCAGTATGGTAAAAAATTTACAGGGAGTTTTACTCCTCACGCTAGGCCATATGAATGGGCTAGGGAAGAAGGTCTGTCAGAAGGAGATGCCGTAGCCTTTGCTAGGCATTTCTGGAAGCAGGCTGGTGAAACATCGTGGGAACGGTTGTCTCCAGAACAGCAGCGGTACGTGGAGAAAAACCCGCAATTCGCGCCTGAGGCTGTGAAACATGGACGCAGAGCAGAAACCGCATCGGCTGAAGAAATAAAGGCTATGGGTATGCCTGCTCAAGCGGGTGGATTCGGGCAGGAATTGCTAAATGATATGCAAGCAGATATAGCCAAGCGTCAGGCAGAATTGCAAGGTATGACAATTGAGCAATATGAGAGAGTAACTCAGGAAGCTAAAAAACATCTTGATGCAGTTGAAATGCTTAAGAAACAATATGATGCAATGTCTCCTGGTCGAGAACGGGATGTTGTTCTGGGTAGATTGCGGAATTCAATGTTGTTGGATGCAAGTACTACCGAGAAAGATGTAGTAGACACGGCTAGTGATTTGCTATCTGCATCCAAGGATAGTTTAGATGTTGGCAAGGTTTGGCGTTCGCATCTCGAATCGCAGGGTAAACTTCGCAAGGATGAATTGGTATCCGTAAACGCAATGGAGAAAGCTATAGAAGATAGTAAGAAGCAAGGTGGAGATATGCTGCTGACGTTGTTGCGGCAGCAGGATGCACTAGATGCAGGAAAGAAGAAATACGAAGAGTATAAAACTGTTCAAGATGCGTTGATAGCAGCGCAACCTGCAAGAACAAGAGAACTTAATAAACAGACTGAGGAACAAAAAGAGCAATTGGAAATTGCTCAAGCACTTCTTGACGTTGGCATGGCACAGTTGCGTATTGAAGAGTTGAAGTCTGAACAGCAGGTGTATGAGGCTGGCGGCGGAAAATATGCTGGATTAGTTTTCGGACAGGAAAACATTGATGAACAATGGAAGCTGTATACTGCTGCTCATAAGAAGAAAATGGAGACTGCGCAAAAAGAAATAGATGCAGCAAAGAAGGCAGTATTGGAAAATCCTTCTGCGTCCAATCGCAAGGATTTGGCTAATGCGCAAGCTGCTTACAAGAGGTCTTCGCAACAGTTGTCTCCAGATGAACGCGAGGCAGTTACTGCTGCATACAAAGCGCAGGATGCTATGGGTACAGCACGTACAGCAGTGCAGTTGGGTGGTGCAGAGTTAGGACCTAGCGCAACTACTATGGAAAAGGTTGCTAATTCTTATGTTAAGGTTGGAATTATGGAAGATGCGCTTACAAGACAAAAAGCAATGAATGAGCGCAATATTCAGGCTATGAAAAAACAGGGTGCGAACGCTGATGCAGTTGCTTGGTCGCAAGCAATCAACAGCGCTGAAGAACTTCAGGAACAGAATAAAATTGATGCTGAAAATCAGAATGCGCAAACAGAGTCAATGAAGTTTTACATTGATGCGTTGAAGGCTGGGCGTAGTTTGCGTGAGGTTGAAGGAGCAAACATCAAAGAGTTGCTTGATTATGATATAGCAATACTGGAAAATGAGAAGAAATTAGCTGAAGTCCAAGGCGATAGAATTGCTATGGCTAATGCTGAGGTAGCAATCAAAAAGGCTAAAGAAGACGCCTACGATGCAGATGTCGGTTTGAGAGAACAGGGCTTTAAGATATTGCAAACCAAAGAAGAAATGGGCTTTGGTGAAGAAGGTGTTGTTGATAGATTGAAAAAGAAGTGGGCTGATTTCTATCTGTGGCGGTCTCAGCAAAGTGACCGCAGTGCAAAAGAACAGATGGATGATTATGAGAAATACTTGGGCATGATGAAAGATGATACGGAGACTGAGTGGGGGAAGATTATTGGGAAGGTTGTTGGTGCGCCGCAGGCAATGATGGAGCAGGCGTTGCACGAGGCTGGAATGTTCCGCCAACTTGGTACTGGCATATTGGGTGGAGGGCTTGGCGCAAAGGAAATGAGGGCAACGCTTGCTGGACAAAAGAATAACGAGGTTATGGTGCGCGTGAAGTTTGAGGACCTCGCGCCTGCCATGATACAAGGCAAGGTCGCTGCTGCAATGCCTGCACTTATGAATCAGTTTGGGCGGGAATTGGTGGGTGTATTGAATGCCTAATACCAAGGCCGCATTATCGGTAACGGTGAAGAAGCCCACCTACCTGCTTGACCGACAATCTCAAGCTACGACACACACGCCTGGGTGGAACATTCGTGATTATGACTTGACCGACATTTATGTTGATGACCTTAGTAAGTCGGTTATGCTTTCGCCTATTTATCGGCCTGATTTATACGCATGGGGTAAGGATGACTATGGTTTGGAGCCTACCACACGCGCTGATTGGATAGAGGCCGATGACACGTTTGGAATGGGCGGAAAATGCGTCGGCTGGTCTGGCACACTAACTACCCCTTGGTTGATGTATCCCAACACCACACACTTGATACCGCACAGCAGGGGTTTACGGATTGATGTTTTATGGCATCGCCCTGCTGACACAACTGATGTTTCTTTGGAGCTTTTTCCTCGCGTAAACTTGACTAAAACGCAAACGATAAATGGTACTGATTACTATTTTTCGCCATTCTTCTTTGCTATTACCGATAGAGCACAGTTTCTTGTGTATGAATATCCGTTCGATACTTACGATACATTTGAGACAGACCCATCATCTATTCGTACACAGAAATACCATCACCACATTGTTGAAAACCCGAAGGAACTTGGGTCTGAGTGGTTGTCTTTTTGGGTGCAGCCAATTACACCAGAGACATTCATTGTTAAATCTGATGTGTTGCGTGATGGTGGGTTTTTCTACCAGAGTGCATACGAGGGCCGAGAGAACATCTCGTTGTTTCCGCAAGGTATTGCAGCTATAAGAAGTCTGAGTGGCGGCCTCTCATTATGTCGCATAACGCCGATGGAATGTGCCACAACGGGCACGATAAAAAGTGGTGTGGTAGAGAAAGATAATAGTAATGCCGTATATCCCACACTCAAAGTGTTTGGGTGGGGCAATACTGGCTACCTTGACAATACGACAGTCCCAGCAGGCGGAGAGGTGGGTGGCGTCTCCTACAAGATTTATGCACTCGAAGGGGACGATGATGATTATACCGAGGTGGAGATGCCATCAACAGATACGCCTGAGTTTAAGAAATTCAAGTGGGAAGTAACTCTTACTGCAACTGCTCACGTGTCACCAACGCTGACTGATATAGTCTGCCAGTTTGACCAAAGCGCAACTACTGATACTAGTAGTAGCACAGACATATCTGATGACGTTGAAATACTTACTGAACAACTGAGCACGGACTTGGAGGGGTATCGGGCAACGCTGAAGATACGCAATCAAGATGGGACTTATGACGCACTAGCCACCAGGGTAATGAATGAGCTTGACTATGATGTTGATGGAGAAGATAGAGCGGTTCTGTACACACTGAATCCTAAGTTCGATTTGTGGAAAACGCCAACAAAAAGCGCACTGGAAATCGAGTGGGAGTGTGGTGATGGCTTTGCATTGCTAAAACAAGACATTGTTGCCAATCATCCTGCTTACGACGGAATGGTGTTGAGTGATGCACTTACTGCGTTTATGGAGAGAATGGGTTGGCCTGCCGCAATGTTGGACATAGATGCCACTCCAAACATAACACTTGGCAAGAAGAGAACTAGTGGCAAGTTTCAATTCAAGCCTGAGAATGGAATAATGGCTATTGATTTTATCCAAACATTGCACGACCTCTTTGGTGTTGAGTATACTTGCAGATTTGATAAAGATGGAAAGTTTTCGTTCAAAGAACCGTCAACTACTTCATCTCGCACGTTCTATATGTCAGAAAACGCTTCCGCAGATGGCTACTATATTAGAAGTCCACAGGTTGAGTTTATGATGAACGAGTTCTATAATGAATTGTGGGTGTTTGGCAAGGACAATAGGACTGGTCGCGTAATCAAAGACTTCAGGGTAAATACTGGCAGTCAGGTTGACCCCAATGCACCTGATTATATCGGACGCAGAAAACTAGCAATTATGTGGACTAACCTCAATAGGCAGGAGAATATCAGTTGGGCAGCCTATGAGTTGTGGAAGAAGTTTGGTAGAATTCGTCGCCGCTTTACGTTCACTACAAAACTAGACCCTACTCTCAGAGAAGGAGACTTCTTCCAAGTTCATGGACATACGAGTTTGTGGAAGATTGTCTCGATGAATACCGAGGTATCTCCCACAACGATGTCTCGCCAAGGTAATGTGCAGGGATGTCAAATTGAGAGCGTTGAATACCCGCAGACGATTTAGGAGACCATCGTAATGTTGCCACCAAACATTATATCTGATTTGAGACGTGCTGTGAAAGACGGGAGGGCAGTTTCTACATTTGGTGGTCTCGTTATGGCCGACCAAGTATTCGCTAATACTGGTGAACTTTTAAACATGATAGATGAGGTATCCGATGGCGCGGACAGCACGGCACTATCCCGCTATATGACATACTCTGTTGTCGTGCCCATAGAGCCATTTATTCGTACAGAAACTTGCGTTGGTCATTGGCACATGGATACAAGTAGTTCAACGCCCACTGTTACTCCAGATGAAACAGCTAACAGCAATGATTTGCTGACTGGTGACTGCGCAATAGTCTCTGGAGGTAAGTGGAGTAACTGTTTAAGTTTGAATGGGACATCAGCAGTTGCTTCCGTTACAATGGTCTCAGTAGAGCCAATTGGAGAGTTTGTGTTTGTGGGTGGTTGGTTCAAACCTACAACACTGACTGGCGTAAGCCCGCTTGTGTATATTGATGATGCTTTTTCGTTATATGTTGATGGCACAACTTTAAAAGTGACTGTGACTGATGGAGTAACCCCACAAACGCTGAGTAGTGACTTGACTGTCGCCACTGGTGCGTGGCAATACATCTCGTTCCAGTTCAACGCAGGCACGATTTATGTAACTGTTGATGATATAGTGTATAAAACGTCGAGCACACTAACTACGCTCGCTGCTCATGGCACCGATTTGAAAGTTGGCGGTGACGGCACTGACTATTACGATGGCTTAATAGATGAATTGCTGATTGACGCCAATGTGCGGATTGAAGATGATTGGCCCGTTGTTTACGACACTACTGGTTTGAATGATGTTGTATTCTGGCCGTGCAATGAGAACACAGGTACTACACTGAACCCTATTGATTTCTTGGGCATCGCCGCAACACTGAGTGGTGGAGCGTGGGTAGATGGGTACAGGGGAGACTATGCGGTGCAGTTCGACGGAGCTACTGATTATGCATCCGCTACGCCTGTTGCTGAAACATTTAGTGATGATGCGCTATCAATCGAGGTTAGCGTGAGATTTGATGTGGACGCCGCTTGCCCAATTATCTCTCAAACAAGCGGCATAAACTTGGAATATACGGGAACGCATATTCGCGCCAATATAAACGGTGTATCCGCAGGAGCCACTGATATTGCCCCCTTGACCGTAGATACAGATGAGTGGTACAATATATGTATCGTCTACAATGGCTCGCAGAAGCAGTGCTGGGTCAACGGTCAAAAGTATGGAGAAATAGATGCCACGGGCACCGCCTCCATGACTGATGATACGCTCTACCTCGCCAGAAACGTCGCTGGGGATAGTTTTGGAGCATGTTCGATAAACGCAGTTAGGCTCTATCGCGCAATCTTAGCACCATACTGGCGGGATATTCCGTATCTATGTATGGGGCAGCAAGGACTTGGAGCCAAAGAGGAGTGGATAATTCCATGAAACAATCAACAAAGACGGCTTTTTTATATGCGCTACCACTTGAGATGATTATAGGAGATGCGGAGGAAATCACTACCGGCGTCGCCTATCATGACAATGCGATGCCTATGATTGTAGCTCGCCACCTACCCAATGGTGTTATTGAGGCATCGCTGTCACTAACAAAGAAGTGGTTTGATGAAACTTTGGCTGCACAGAAAAGTGACGAAGACCCCATACACATTATTGCTACAATGGCGCTCCCCGCCCTATCTCTCTCGGCAGAACTGTGGGCTGATGCCATAGAAATGCTCGAAGACAAACTGGATAGGCTTGGTGTTAACGAAGTTGTCGGGGTGCCATTTGCTCCATCGCAACTCGGTATAAACCTAACTACTAAGTACGCAATTTCTGATTGGTATGCCGGTTTCCCAACAGGTTTTCAGCAGGAACAAGTTATGAAATATGAGATTTCACATTCGCCTGTAGATGTGTCCGAGGATGAAGAATACGAAGAATATAATGCTGTTCCAGACATATCCGCTGGCACAGACTTGCCGGACGAGGATGAGGAAACTTGAAAATAGCTGTCGTTGGAGACGCCATGCTCGACATTTCCATAGAAGGTGATTGGGAAGGTCGGTGTCCCGAGAACCCCACAATCGAGACGCTGAAAGGTCCTAATGTTCGTGTGTACGCAGGGGGTGCAGGCAATGTCGCCACTATATTAACTGAGAAGAAAGTTATGGCAGACCTCTACACAGATGGACCTGGTAAAAAGGACACTGAATGGATTGGAGAGCTTTTCAAGAGTGCGGTGCGAGCCAATCGTATTGTGTGGTCTGGGCAGGGAAACATCTCACTCAAGATGCGTGGCTACATTGGACATAACGTTGTGGCACGCTTGGATGCGGAGAAAAGCAGTGGTCGCAAGCAACCGTTTATTGGACTTGACTTCGATGTAGCAACATACGATGCCATCATTATCTCTGATTACTGTAAATCAGTTATTGACAAACAGACCCGACCTGTGGTACAAAAGATGATACAGGATGCCAAGTTTTGTGTTGTTGACTCAAAGAGGCGTGATTTCAGCCTATGGGAAGGCGCATCAATCTTGGTTCCGAATCTATTGGAAGCAGACACTATTTACGGGACAGTCTCGCCGTCGCAGATATGCAAGATGGCTAAGGTTGGTGCTGTTTGTATAACAAGGGATGGCGGCTCATCTGTAGCTAGTTGGGGAGATGTGGATGTTTCTATACCGATAGATGTTGTTGTGGAAGACCCTTACAACGTTGGTGCTGGAGACGCATTTACAGCAGGAGTAGCAGTTGGCCTCTGTCGGTTTGGGAATTGCCCTGACGCGCTATTCTACGCAATGGAAATAGCTAGTAAATACGTCCAAAAGCCGAGGAAATGCCATGTCCGATAAGGAGCGATGTTTTATGGTCAATCGTGCAGGCTTGTAGTACACGCACTAAGAATCGCCGCAGGGAGAATCGCAATGGATGATGACAAGATAGCCGACCGCCAGAGCTTGGTAGCATCGCGACAATGGATGGAGGCCAAGTTCGACGGCCTGTATGACTTGATGAAAGCGAATGACAGGAACTACACTCAGCGGTTTGAGTCTATGGCCGAGAATAGCAAAAACGGTTTGGAAGCCGCTGCAATGGCTGTGATCAAAGCAGAGGCAGCAGCAGAGAAACGATTCGATGGCCTGAACGAGTTCAGGGCCGCCATGCGAGACCAGCAGGCGACCTTCGCAACCAAGGCTGAGGTGGACATCAAGCTCACCAATATTGCGGAGAAAATTGATGCACTGAGTAGGCTAGTGAACTCGCAAAGCGGGAGAGGTATCGGCATCGGGCAAGGCGTCGGCTATGTCGTGGGTATCACCGGACTGGTGACTGGCATCGTCATGGCGCTTCTCAAGCTCATCGGATAGACAACCACAAGAGGAGGTTATCACTATGGAATATGCAGAAATTGCAAAGGAAGCGGGAATTCTCATCGCCATCTTTGCACCAGCAAGTGCAGCTTTGGTGGAGTTGGTGAAGAGGATTATTCCATCTATTGGGAATGATGTGGCAGCAACTATCGCAGGGCTGCTTACTATTGGAGCAACTGCTTGTGGTGTATTGGGATTGCTCCCAGATTACGTGATAGTTGTAGCAATTGTGATTATTGCTGCATATGCGCCGAAGGTTGTATATGATGTGGCACGAGTACCGAAGAATGTTGTAGACCGTATGCGTATGGGGTAGTATAATATCACATTATGGAGGTCTCTAATGGCTGTAGATTGGCAAGAAGCTCGCAAGCAGAGCATTTCCAGTCTAGCACAAAGCGATGCGCTTTACCGACTTAGGCTTCAATGCAACAGCAGGGCTGAATTGTATCGAAATCTTGGCGGTGAATCGTCTGGTGTTCCTGGTTCATTCAGGGATGCTCTTGCGCAAAGCAAGGAACACTATGAGAATGGTGTAGAAGCAGAATTGATGCCAGATGAATTGCCTTCAGATGAGCCTATTTCCGATAAGAGACGGGCTGAAGCATACAAGTCGCAGAACATACAACTTCGTGCCATTGTTGAGAAACGAGATCGATTCTACTCGCAATTAGACGACCTTTTGACTACTACATTTGTGCCTATGCCAGCAATGCCTGTGCCCAAGAGGATGACAAAAGGCAACGCAGACCACGCTGTTATCCAAACACTGACTGATATTCATGTTGGAGAATGGGTCAAAAGAGAAGAAACTGGAACTCTTTCGGAGTACAACTACAATATCTTCCTCAGGCGCAGGGATACATTCCTTGGTGCTTTTACTAACCAGTTGGCGGATTTCCGCAGAAGTTACAAGGTCAATACGTTATACATTTTGGGCATGGGTGATTGGGTCACTGGTGAGGATATTTTCAATATGCAACTCGCTAGGGTTGACCTGGGCATAGGGGAACAGATTATTGCCGCTGCACAGGAAATGGCTCGCACAATATTGGTAATGGCAGAACAATTTGCCCACACGGAGGTTCTGCTGGAATTTGGTAATCACGGGTTGGAGCGCAACACCACAAACAACAACGACATCACTGTATACATGATGGTGAAAATGCTGCTTTCGCAACAGGAACACATAAATATTCATATTTCACCAAGTAGCTTCACAGCTTTCACAATAGGGCCTGATAATAAGTACATAGATTTCGGTGAATTTGATAGGCCATACAATTACCTGATGTTTCATGGTCAAGAAGCTCAACGATACATGAACATACCCTATTACGGAATAAGGCGTGCTAAAAGTAGTTTTGACCAGATGGTTCACCAAGTTAGTGATTTCATGTTCTTGGGACACCACCACGTAGACGCTCAGATGTGGGACGATGGGTGGGGAGTTACTGCAAGTTGGGTTGGTGGAACTGGATTTTCCATAAGCAAGTTACAGGCATGTTCTCGCCCTAGTCAACATTTCTACACATTCTCTCCGAAGTATGGTTTGGGTTGGAACATCCAACTTTATCTTGATGATGAACCTACACTAGCAGAACTTGATGAAGCAGGGATACGTGGTGATGGGATGAATATTCCAACACTTAAGGAGTGATGTAGTTGATACCATTTGACCGGCTATCAATCCGCGTTGCTGATTTTTTGCACGACCAGTCAATGCGCCACGATGCAACTGCTGCTGGTACTATACAACTATTCGCATTTCGTGGGTGCAAGCCTGTGTATGGCGGGGGCAAACTGATTGGCTTAGAATCGCTGCCAATACCGTGGAAAGTCACGGACAGGTACGATGACATCATGTTTGTATCTGGCTTTAAGTCGCATCACAAAGGGGGTGGGCGTTTTTCTGCTATTTATCCGCTATCCACACAACCTGGCTTCGCGTCGTTCAAGCTGCCATATTATCGACCAGCAGATAAGGGGTGTCCCGTTATTCAACCTGGACAGTTTTCCTACAAACGTGGCAGACATAGGGGAAAACAAGCACTCAGAGCCGCCGATAGAATCCTTGTTATTAGAGACCTCGATGATGACATAAAGATAGAACCTACAGACATGTGGGATTATCCGCATCCAGACAGGGGCATCAACATCCACGCTGGGGGCTGGAGCAATAGGGTGGGTTTGAACTCCAGTGGCTGTCAAGTGATACGATATGGGTGGTTTGGTGAACAATGGAAACAATTTCGTAATTTTGTGTACGATACCGCTGGTGGACAGATGAGGTTCCATTATACAGTGATGGATACTGTGTTCTTTGAGTTATGGCTCGATGCCGAGGACAAGACGCCGTACAAGAGGCTTTGGTTTGGGTCTGTTGGTGTACCTGTCCGCAAGTTGCAGAAGGCGCTTGCTGATTCTGGGGACTATCACGGTAACGGAGTAGACGGTTATTTTGGTCCGAAGACGCACGAAGCGGTGAGGAATTGGCAGGCCGCTAACACCAATAGCGTGCCTAGCGGTGTCGTTCGTCATAGTATGTTGCAAGCGTTGGGAATAACAATCTGATGGGAGAAACAAAATGAGAAAGTTGATGATGTGTGTAATCGTTGTTGCGTTGGCAATTCCAGTGGTGGCTGATAATGCGTTCAGTTATGGGACAGCTTACGCTAGTAACGGCGCGTGCTTTAACCTGAGAGCAAGCTACAAACTCTACGAGCGTCCAGAAATTGATGTCTTTGGAATTACAATTGACGATTTTTCTGTACACGCAGACGCATTGTTCGCGCCACAGACAGACCAATGGGGCGGCGGAATATCATGTCGTGCCAAGAATACAGGCATTGATGTTGTTGACAACATACTTGATATTGCTCATGTTGATGGAGTGGGTTTTGCTGGTATACTAAGAAAAACTCACAACATCTCGTTCGATGATATTGACTGGTGCCTGTATGCCGTGACAGATATTCAGTTCTAGTTAATAAGTGGGAGGCTATGATGCTTCCCGTTTCTTTCTGCACTACATGTAATACATTATGGTACGAGGAGAACAGTCATGGTCAAGCAATGCTTGTTGGTTGTTTGTGTTGTTGTGTTGTTTTTGGGCGCAGGTTGGTATTACGCAAATCAACCATTGATACAGCAGGAACGCATTAGGCGGGGTACGATATGGATGCCACCGCCAATACCAGAGAAGCACGGACAGAAGCAGCAGGGAGCATCATTTGAGTACGAATGGACGCCGTATATGAGCTTCGTCAAGTTTGATGGCATAGAGATGTCTACCATGTACTCATTCGGATTGGGTATCTACAATCTGAGTGATGGGGATTGGGTTGCTGCTGGCATCAACGGGACATCGCCAAGCGTGACCTCTGTATATGCTGGTATTGGCAATGCTGGTGTCGGTATTGGATTCTACGGGACAGTGTGGAGTTATGCTGACTTCGATGACCCTCCTGCCAACTGGTTCTGGAGTAGGGGTGGGCAGGGAGATTGGAATGCTGAAGCACAGGCATCGGTGATAGCAATGGCCGCCGAAATCGGTTCGCATGGTGCATTTGATGTTTGTGTCGTTGCTTGTTGGCAATCGTATGCGCGGGTGACTGGTGTGGCCCCAATACCAGACGATGAAGAGCTTGGCTACTTCTCTACTGGCGGCTGGATGGAAGATGACACCAGCACATGGCATCATGTAGGCGAAACATCATGGGAACTTGCAGCATCATTTAGCATCGAGGACCTCAAGGTATACGGAGAGGTCAGCAATGCCGAACTTCCCAAGCGCAGTAGCCCCCGTAGTTTCCGTGACCGTGATGCTCAAGTAAAGTGGCTTGCCGATGGCACGTCCACAGTTACCGCCAATCTCGGTAGCCTATCCGCAACCAATCCTATTACTTGGGATGGCGTCGGTAATATTTCGATGGGTTTTACATATGCCGCTGCTCCTAGTATCAACACTGATTATGGCTTAGTGTCAGACCTGACTTTCTCTGAATCATCCGTCTCAACCGACCTCAGCCTTATTTCTTATTGGTCTCAAGGGAGTACACCTTGGGTTTGGGACCTAGATGAACCAGAGACCTATAACCACTGGCACGCTTACGGTGTTGGGCAAACGCTGCATCTACAAAGGACAAAAGATGGTGGAACTACAGGTGCTGGTACGGCTGTGGAGTGTATATTCAAAGGGCCTATACGTTTCAATATAGATGCGGGGCGGTTTGGGGCTAGTGCTGAGGGTTATCCAAGCGGTATCAGGTTCTCTACTGGTATTACTTATTACGATGCCGATGAAGACGAGACAACTGTGGTATGGTTTGACCCAGGCTTGAGTGACTGGTATCACCAATTTACGTTTCAGCTTGCAGGCGGTAGTCCTCCTGATGTCAGTGGATACAAGCTCCCAAACAGTTTCTACGTCAAGGTAGACACAGAGTGGGCTGACCTTGCTAACGAGCGGCTATCCATTACAGTAAACCACGACGCAGGCACAGAAACTATACGATGTGATTATGCGCCATTTGGTATCCCATCCATAGAAGCAGGCAACTTTACAGAAGAACCTTATTGGGGACCTGCGCTAATAATCGACCATGAGGATGTCAACCTCGATATACCGCCTGGATATTCAGAAAGACCAACATCGTGGGTTGGTGCTGGCGGCTTGACAATAAGCGAAGCGGACAATGGGGTGTGGATAATCAGTGACGAAGCAAAGACACCCAATGTTACTCGAACTCTAGCAACGCGCTATTGGCTTCGCATGGACAGATTAGCAAGCCAGCCAGGAGCAGCAGAAGCGCAGTCTCCTTCGTGGGTTTATTTACAGAAGGCTAATCAACGCAGTGATGATGACGACCCCACTTGGCTGATTGAGGTTCCTGTGGAAGATGTCACCAACTATGACAACTCCACAATCCTCCGCATCGGCTTTTCAGAAATGCCTCAAGACGCAGAGAACTGGGATATTACGTTGACTTTGACGTACAGTACAATTGTCGTACATGATACTTTCTATGTGAGTCGTGAGTGGAGATTTGTGAACTCGGATTGGCGGTATGATAGAAGCACAGCCAACGTCTCATTCATCGCCAATATCACCACGAGGGACGATGGAGTGGGCGGTGATGTTTACGTTGACCTTGCTCTACCAGCAGACTTTACCTACCCTCCCTGCTTGCAACACGTCGATTCTATCACATTGGAATTGCCTACTGTTCCTGGTACGTGGGAACTGGAGCAGTACGAGCTTATTGCAGACCCATCTGACCATGACTACGAGAGTTACCCACACGCTATTGCACAACCTGCTATTGACGCATGGGACTGGTTCGATGATTATTGTGGTTTTGGAATGACTTACGAGGGTAAGGAATGTTTGAATATTGTGTACGGCGTTGAGGATAGCAGTACGCCCTATAGCAGGGAAAAAACTCAGCGGGGCATGAAACAGCATGGGGAGCTACATCAAAGCCCAGACCACGTAGGCCCCGCAAGCGATGTGTGTTACGCTAAAACGCTTGAGAGCTTGGGTGATGAAATAAACTATCAGCAACAATGGCTTGCCACTTACAACCCCAACACTAATGTCACAGAAGCCATCACAGGCGTTGACCCTGAGGGAGAAGAAGCCACTATAGGTAGTGGGCCTTACTGGTGGGATTTGGAGCGGGCTGGTGGAGATGTTATTAGCACAGGCTTGGGCTTCGATGCTGCTCTCCACGTAAAAACCATTGACACACACGTAGCGCAATTATTGCCAGTGACCCTGTATGCCAAGTACCACTTGCATGGTCGGGGGCAAGGGCTTGCTACTCAAGGTAATCACAGGCATAGGGGAAGCGATGACTTGGGAGCAAGCAGTGACGATGCTTCACAACATGCGTTCAAGGTATGGAGGATTTCCGACGCCAATAGGGACGGGACGCCTGACGATGGAGCAAGTTGGGAGCAGGTAGGTAGTTGTGAACCCGCTAAGTCTGGAAGATTACGCACAAATCCTGTGATGGAAAACGGATATTCCTACGCAATCAGTTATGGAGACGACGGGCAAAAGAATGTATTTGCAGGGTGTAAATACGACGGACCACTAACCACAAGAGAGTATGGTGTTGCGCGTGTTCTGAGTGCGCGGTCTGGCGGCATGATTGTCGAACATACTGATAATGTCATATACGTTTTCTACTTCGATGGGTGGGATGTTACGCATGTCTATACTGCACCCCCTGATTTGTGGTATAGTGAGGGCACAACGCTTTCGCCATACGCATTGCCTCGCACCGATGTAAAAAACTGTGATGGCAGTCCATCTGGATATGTGGTGGATTCCGGCTTCGTATATCTGTATTACATAGACGACGGGGATTTGTATCGTGTTGTATCGGAGGATTGGGGTGCAAGTTGGGGTGACGCCACCGAAGTTATTATAGACCAGAATATAGAGAAGGCTTTTTGTTGTGAGCAGGATGGCATAAAGATTTGTATCGCCATTGATAGTGATGGCGTGTTGAAATGTTATCGTAGCCCGACTAATTTTGATGAAACAAGTTGGGTTACTGACACCAATGTTTTTACAATAGTTACTGGAGTAGATAATGAATCGCAGCCCTGTGTGAACTTCCAGCGTGGTAACATATATGTGTATGCTATAAAAGAAGACGTTGTGAGTATGCACAAATCTGAAGATACTGGTAAGACTTGGACCTGAGTGGTGGTGTACTATGGCAACGTTTTTGAAAAAATCTAACAATTTCAAGACGGTTTTGGCTGCCGATGTAGCTATTGACGATACTACCATTACGGTTGCTAGCATAGCTAACGCCCCTGCATCATTTGATTACAACATCACCATCTGGGATGAAGATACTTACGCTGACCCAGGTGACGACCCTAATATGGAGATTGTCAAAGCTACGGCGGCGTCGGGCACTACACTGACAGTGACACGGGCGCAGGAGGATACGAGTGCTGCTGCACATACAAACGGGGACAGGGTTTCGCTTCTTTTAACCAAGGCGCAAATGGATGAATTGGAATCCGCAATCAATAGTCACGGACATACAGCAGGGGATGGTGGAGAACTCACTAAATACCTGTTGGTTGATGGTACGCGTGACCTAACTGGTGACTGGACGATAAGCACGAATGATGTGACGCTGACTAATGGCAAGATAACAACTGCTACTGGACAAATTGCACGTCTTGGTCTTGGTATAGCACCAGATACTATACGACCGTTGCTTGTAGCAGACACAATCACTGACCAGATAGGCGATGATTGGTCGCAGTTTATACAAACCGTAGTGCAACCAGCCGGTGCCATTACTGGACAGTTGCGGGCTGCATCCATATATGGTCGCACAATTTGGGATTCAACAGAAGACGGTGCAGGCACACATAAGGCTTGGGCGATTGGTGGACGCTTCTTCGCAGAAACACTTGATGACGGGGCTACAGGAAACATCGAAGGACTAATTGGCGCTAGTACCAATGCCATACACTATGGCATAGGCACGGTTACTTACGCCATAGGTATACGGTCACTCATCGAGAACCTTAATGATTATACGGAAAACGGTGACATAACATCAGCTTACAATTTCCACGCTCGGCTCAACACGACAAAAACTACCGGAGTGGTTGCCGAACGAATGGGGTTTATCGTTCTAGACGGCGAGGGTGGTGGCCTGCTCACAGACCAATACGGTTTGCATGTCGCTGATTTGACCGCAGGCACAAACAATTACGCCGTCTATCTCGCGGGGTCTGGCATAGACAACGGCGTCCACATGGGCGGGGATGTTGTATTCTACCGCAGTGCCGCTAATGTTGGAAGGACCAGTGACTCATTTCAGATTGACGGCACCCTCGGCATCCAGACTGCGCCAGACCCAACACGCGGCATCAACCTCGCCCTCGCCGCGCTGGATACCACTGATACATACCATGCTGCCCGAATAGAATTCACGAAAACCGCAGGTGCTACTGACCACGACGATGCTCTGCGCGGCATGTACCTCGGTGCTATTTACAACCAAGCGGCTGGCGAGATTGGCTATCTGCAAGGCTTGGTCGTTGAGACACAGCACGACGCGGGGGACATCGGTGATGCCGTAAACACCAGGTATCTCAGAACTCTATATGCACTAGCGGACCTCAATAGCGGTGTAATAAATGGTGATGTATATGTTTCCGAGGCTCACTTTGACCAAGAAGCCGCTCACGAAGTGACGGGCAATGTTTACGTCCACTACATCGAGGCGGATGCTGACGGGACGGTTGGCGGCACTGTCTACATGCTTTACGGTAAAGAGCGTGATGGCGTGGACTACTTTGTGTACCACGATGGCACTGCACCTAGCGTAATCGGCGGTACGCTTCGCGTTGACAACAAGGTTATCTTCACGCAGGTGGACGGGAATGAGTACATAGACAGTCTTGCCGATGGATACATGGACTACGGAGCAACGACCGCTCACCGCTTCAACAACAAAGTCGGCATCAAAACAACAACACCAGCACTTGAGCTAGACATTACGGGGCAATTTGGTATCAAGCCATCCGGTTCCGGCTTTCCTACAAGCCTCATGGGTGGCTATCCTGGACAATTTTATGCGGTTCATGCTGGTGGAAATTGGGGCTTTGTCCTAGCTAGGGCCGCAGCAGATACTGGCGGTGCGAACCTTGCCTTCTACCACACTCGAAATGCCAATGCTGCGACCAAGACAGCCCTAGTGGATGGAGACATGCTGGGGAGGTTTACTTTCCAGGGTGCGACGAGCGCAGCCGTTGTGAACTGGAGCGGTGAAATCAGGGTTGAGGTGAACGGGGCAGTCAGTAGTGGCGTGTTACCGACAGACATCGTTTTCTCAACTGCTGCCACTGGTGACATCGTTGGCGGTAGTGAACGCCTCAGGATAAAGAGTGACGGTGGTATCCTTATGTTGAGTCTGAAGAGCGGGGCGACGCAGGGGGCCGCAGGTGCCGCCGCTGACGAACTTTGGGAGACGAATGGGCACGCGACGTTGCCTGACCACGTTGTGTTGATAGGCGTATAGAGGAGGTGCCGTATGCCCCTTATGAAACTGGCGTTTCAAGTTGATGAGAAATATGCCGAGGCAGTGACCAGGTATGTCGTGGAGGCTGTCTCGATTATGATGGAGCGAGACATGGTGGCGGAGGCTATCGCAGAGTTCAAGGAGAAGAACAAGTTGCCAAAGAAGTATGAAAAAGATAAAGCACATAACAATACACAGGAGGCGTGAATAATGGCCGTGAAGAAAACCACCCCCAAGAAGTTTAGTGATGCGCAACACAGACAACTGGAGACGCTGGTTGTGGGGCGCAATGTTGCCCAAGGAAAACTCGATGAGTTTGTTGCGTACCTTGTGGACGAATTTGGTATAATTGGGGAAGCGGGATGGACTCTCGCACCAGACCTCTCTAGTTTTATAAAGGCGGAAAAACCAGATGATGATAGGGTACAATAGCACCAGATATAATGGTGTTTATCCACCAGAAAAATTGGTGCCAGAGCCTTCTTCGATAGATGGTAAAAAAGTCTTTGTCTTTGCTGATGAGGGTATGCAATATGCCGTCGTCGTTGGGCTGGACGATGATTTCCTTTGTTATCGGAGCAGCACGCATTTTGCCGATACGCAGTGGCTTGAAGGCATAAACAAGTTTGTCATCGCACCCGTTGTTGATGAAACACAGGTGACTGGATACGCAAAGTATGGCTATTTGTACGCCATAGGCTTCAAGAACGGAATACCGACAGAATACAAGTCTGAAGACTTTGGTAAAACGTGGGAGCAGATGGTGATTTCGTGACGTGGTTGACTTTTCGTTGACGATGCTGTATAATTGAGGTTGGTGATACCTATGAGCCTTACTTACCATTTTGAAATAGCTGAACCATCCACATTGGTACAAGACAGTGCTACCACGCTTAGAACTAAACTGAACGCCAATTCATCCCTGTGGAATACAGAACTCCAGTCAACCGAGGATGCCTTCGAGGACACGTTCTCTACACTGTTTGGTGAAGGCCTTACATCAACGCCAACAGTGACCACCAGCACAAGTTCTCTCTCTGTCACAGTTGCGCAATTCTATTGTCTAATCGGTCGCGAGATAAACTACTCTGGTGGCGTATTCACGGCTCTTGCAAATCAAACAGACGCCAGCATATATTTTTGCCAAGACTCTACATGGTCTAACACGTTGCCGACAACAAAGTCGTATCTCGTCTTCGGCACTTACACATCTACTGGCGTAGGCGTTACATCATTTACGCTCAGTGATGGTATTTTGATACCGAAAATAGTTGCATCTGTGACTGATACTGTTTCTGACATTGTTGTCCCAGAAGCTGCTGGTTATGCAGATTACTTTGTAGACCACGAGAGTTTGGGTTCGTTTGAGATAAATGGGTTTTTGACGCTAAATATAACTCCAACCACAGACTTTTATGTTGAATTGTTGTATGCTGGTTGTGTTCACGACACAAGTGATACGCAGTATTCTCCACCACGCAACATCACCAAAACAGGCTTCCACATTAGAATTACCCGCAAATCTGGCTACTATTACGCCACTAATCCAACTTGCGATTTTACTTACACAAGAACTGGGTTAGCAATTGCGGCTTAAGGGAGATGGAAATGCAGGATAATGGTCAGGTTTTCACTGGAGACAAAAACACAAGGTTGATATTGACGGGTGTTGGATATAACGTTGCCGAGCAAGCACAAAACATACCTAGTACATCCACAGATTGCGTGCAAACCCTTTCACTAGCCGACCCAAGTTTGTGGCCGAGTGGACAGACGATGATTATGTTTTCTGGATGTAAGTGGGATTGCTCTGGTGGAGGTCAACGACCAGTAGCATTGGGAAGGTGTTTGTCTCAATCTGGTATTAATCTTATCTATGTAAATCGCCTAGTTGCTATGGCAGAATGGGCTGGCGGCCCACTTGTAATCAACACCAAGGCGCTTGATGCAATGTTGAACGACCTCTTGGCTATGGAGCCAGGAGTTGTTTTGTGTCATCTTTCTGAGTATTTTCCATACGCCAAGTTGTTCAAAGATGCTGGCTGGACACTAATTTACGATGTGCTTGATGACTGGAAGGCGTTTTACAAGTTGGATGAGGCAACGTGGTATGATGAACTAATAGAGCTTAAACTATTACAAACAGCAGATGTTTTAACATGTTCAGCAAAGCAGATACAGGACAACATAAAAGAAATGTCCGGCAGGGATGCGACGCTTATCCTTAATGCTGTGCCTGCTATGATAGGTGACTGTGAACAACCAGGTGATATGCTGTTTAGTCCTGATGGTAATGTCGTCTATTGTGGTTATCTTTCTGGAAACTGGTTTGATTGGGAACTGCTCTACCAAACGGCTGTTGACTTGCCAAACATAGCCTTCAATATTGTTGGCGATGCTCCTAATCCGCCTCCGTACTTTAGGGATTTGAAGAACTTTCGCTTCGTCGGAGAGAAGCCATATCCAGAAGCAATTAAATACATCAAACATTCTGATGTTGGTATTATCCCGTTTAGAGACCTGAGTATTTGTAGTTCAGTCAATCCGATAAAATATTGGGACCACATAGCCGCCTGTATTCCCACTGTTGCTAGTTGGGTAATGACAGACCTGAGGGGTTCGCCGTGGGTGTTTTTTGGCGCAAGAGGAGCAAGGTCCCTATCCAAGCAAGTAAAAAAAGCATTAGCAGCCGACCCCATTCCCCGCAAGGATGCAACCAAGGTTATTAAGGCAAATACTTGGCAAAAGAGAAGTAATGATTTCCTATCGTTAATCAAGGCACACGATAAGAAAAAGCCAAAAAAGACCAGTGTAGAATCGCGCAATATATCACCATCGCATCTGGATAGGACTAATCTCACTGAAGCCGATTGTAATCTTCGCGTTACCTACACTGGTACATCTGCTTGTGATATGTTTCCGCCATGCCCTTATTGTTCTACTGCTGCTGTCCGTTCTGAACAGAGTGGACACTTTGGATTCCCTCGTACTCCAGAAGAAGTCTCTGATGCCCTTTTGCGGCTCGGAGACCAATATGGGCCAATGTATATCAGTCTGTGTTATGGAGAATCAATGGCTTCAGATGAAGCGGCTTGGGTAGTTGGACAACTTGCCAGCAGGAACAAAGTGGATGTGGTATCAAACATTGTCTTTCCCATAGAGAGACTCACGAGGTTTGTGCCAGCAAATGGCAATGTGGCGTTTTGCACCAGTTTTCATCCGCACTATTGGGGTGTCGAAGATGGACTAGATAAGTTTCTTGCCAAGCGCAAGCAGATTGATGACGCTGGATACCATTGTGGTATATGTGAGATTGTTGGTTATCCGCCGTACTTGCCGCACATTCCTCAGTGGTTAAAGATGCTTAAGGATGAAGATATTGCAGCAAGTGTGTTAAGGTTTGCTGGCATGTATCGTGGGGAGTCTTATCCAGATGCATACAGTGAAGATGAATGGCAGGTAGTTGAAGAAGCCATGACGAAGTTCTATGGAGAGATAAACAAACCGCTGCTTCGAGGAGAGACGCCAGAGGGCCTGCGCTGTTGGTGTGGTGTAAAGTATGTCTGGATAGATTGGGATGGCAGTATGCACAGGTGCTCAACAACTCGCGGGCATAATGATATGGGCAATTTGTTCGATGCTAACCTGAAGTTATTGGAACATCCAGAACCGTGTACAAGCTACGCTTGTCCTTGTCCAGACCTCTGGAAGTTTATCATTCGGGAACCAATGGTTGAAACATAGGGAGAAACAGCAATGTTGGATGGTGAACAGGAGTTTCTGTTTGTTAGTGGAGCGGGGCGCACGAGAACAACGGTGGTAGCGTGGTTGTTGAACCTGCATCCAGAGGTACATATTTGCTATGAATCAGAGTTCCCGCTGGGATTCTACAATCTTCTGCACCCACCTGTGCCGCCTACGGATGCTGGAGCTAGATACAAATTGACTTGGCAGAAAACTGGGGAACAGACACCGCACGAATTGAGTCTTGGTTTGCATATGATGCGAAGATGTTGGTTAGCACAGTGGTGTGCTACGCCTGGAACAGAGAGGACTGGGAATGAGTTGGTTGCTGGATTCTGTGAGGCGGTCAAGAACATCTGGCCGGAGATGCGCTATGTGGGTGATAAGGCTATCGCTTATATGGACAATTGGTATATCGTGCGAGAGATGTTGCCGACCAGTAAGTTCATCTTTGCGGCAAGGGACTTCAATGACACTGTGGACTCTTGGAAGAGACAACCTTGGTGTACTGACCCAGACGCAGTAGTGGATTCTATCAAAAACAGGCTGAAGACGGCAAGGGAATGTCCAGGTGGGTTCTGGTTGGACACAGATGAACTGGAAAAAGACCCAGAAGGATGTTTGCAAGGAATGTTTGATTGGTTGGACTTATCTATGCGTGATTACGATATGGAAGTAGCTGTGAGACAAATAGTGAATCCGAAGCGGAAGGTGAGTTAACGTGCAAGAGATGAAATCAGAAATGGCTTTGGATGAAGCGCAGGCAGTGGTAGCCAACTTCGCGCCAAGGTCGTACTATGTCGAGCAATATCGGGCGTGGGAGCAAACGCACTTCCCATTTCTTTGGAAAATACTCGGTGGCGCAGATGTTCGTGGAACACTGTTAGACATCGGGCCAGGATGGGGCACAATGCCGGTTTGGGCCAGCAGTTGGGGTTGGGATGTGACTTGTATTGATGTTATCGGCCTAGATGAGGACGCGGCGTACATCACGCGAGATTTGCTCGACTACGCCTCCGTGCGCTACGAAGAATTGGATATTGAAATGTCCTTCCTTGATGAGGAATTTGATGTGGTGGTGATGTCTGACGTAATTCAACATCTGCGCGGAAGACCGGATGGCGCACTGTTTCATGCGAAGCAGATGGTGCGGGGAGCATTTGTTTGCGCCACACAAAATCCGCTGTTTCATCCAGCCAGTTACCAACAGGCGACGTATGGAGATGATTGGCGATCAATGCCGTTGGCGGAAGTAGCTCCTCCAGTACATTCACCATTGACCTGTTCTTATTCAGCAAAGACGTTTCGAGAACTGATGTTGAGCGTGTTTGGAGACGCGGTGGAAATTAGTGGCCCAGCAGAGAGTAGGCATCTCTTTGGTGTGTGGAGGTCGCCATCGCGTGATAACAAAATTTGCTACCAATCAACTGGATAGTTTTCTTCGGCAAGTAGATGATGCAGATGCTATTATTCAGTACCGAAATGTTGTTGTTAAAGAAACGAATGCTGGCACAAAACTAATAGGTAGGGGTGTGCTTGACCCCCAAGGTGAAATCATTTCGCCTGTGCAAGTAATTCGCCAACCAGGACTTGGAGACAGGATATTTGCATTAGCTGCTACTTACACATATTGTCAGAAATATCCGAAGATGAGTGTATCGTTTCAGGCCACAAATCATGACAATGAATGGCTAACGTGGTTGCCATTTGTCAAGGCTGGTTTGGACAACAAAGCTAATACCGTTGTCAACTTTGACAACCTGCCTGCAAACATCGGAGACAGGACAGTTGCAATGGCAGATGTGTTTGGCGTACGTTTGTCTTCAATGCAATTTCCTATAGATGTTCCTAAAAATATTATGACGTTGCCTGATAAGCCTTACTATGTCTTTGTGCCGTTTGCATCGGGGCGCGGGCCTCGGTCATTGCCACGGAATGTGATTGATACTGTGTTGAAAAAGACAGACATGTCGCTTGTGTTGATTGACGCAATGCCATATGAAACAAGTTCGGAACGTGTTATCAACCTAGCTGCACATATAAACTTTCCAGAATTATTTGCTTTGATTCAGGGGGGTGCTGGGGTTATCGGGGTTGATACCGGACCAGTGTTTGCAGGGTTGGCAATGGGCAAGCCCACGATGATATTATTCTCGCATGTGCCAGCTAAAAACCGTATCATTGTCGCAAACAACGTGGTAGCCTATGATGCTATTTCCCGCTGTGCGCCATGTGGAGACCACATTGGTGTTCGGCCACCTTGTGAATTCAAAGAAGATGTAGTAGTGTGTATGCAACACTATACCGCTGAATTCCTACTGTATGCAATGATGGAGTTCGCCAAAAACCGAGGAGAAGAATGATGATATTGGTATTCACCGCAGTACACAACGCATTTCCTACAGCTATGAGGACGATTTCTACTATCGACCTAATCACGCCTAAGCCGTTCGTTCACTACATCGGAGATGATTTCTCAAACCCACCGGATAGTGATTTTTATGCTTCACTACCAGGAGACGTTATGCGTGGCTCTGAGTGCGTAGGTGAGAGGCGTGTTTATCGTTGTGACGAGATAGGATGCACAGAGTCGCCGAACTTAGGCACGTCTCTTGGCAATATGTTTGATATTGCACGCAGAGAACAACCTGAGGCATTGTGGATTGTGGAGTCTGATGTTATTCCTCGTGCTGGTATTGTCGAAGCGTTTCGTGATGCACAACGTATTTATGGAGAACAGGCTGGTGCAATCACGCCACTGTTTACAGATGTTGGTGGAAATCGCATCACAAGTTTCGGAGGAATGTCTGCTGGAAGAGCAGGAGGAGAAGACAACTTCCTCAGTTTGGAAATAGGACAAGAAATAGGCAGCTGGGATGCCGGAGATGTTCCAAGGCTTGATAATGTATGGTGGTCACATGCGGCTTGTCTGTGGATACCGATGTCCACAATGAATCTGAAGGATGAGAACGGTGAGTATGTTATTCATCCAGACCCAGAATTCTCGCTGTATTATTGTGATTTTGACCTGTCTTATCAGATAACTATGCGTGCTAAATTAGACCTTGTGATTAGTGATAAGGCCATCGCTGGTCATAGTCGTTGTTGTGCAAGCACTGGATTACGCTGGCCCGACCAATCAGAGCGCATGATGGTTGAATTGGAAGCCAAGGCAAATGTCAACAAAAAGTGGGGCGTGAGCTGATGTGGCAGCAATTACTCGCGCTGGTTGAATTGTTGGGAGAAAATGCAGGTGCAGACCCAGTACCAAACTATCGCGTCTTTTCTAAATGCCACAATTAAAAAAAGGAGTGCAAGTAAAATGCTTGCTACATCTAGTGGAAATGTACACAAGCCAGACGACATCAAAGTGCTTTCTGATTGGGGATTTGATTTCATTCTAAACGATGGCGTAAAGGATAATTTCGCTTGGAATAGTGAAGTCGAACACGCACACAACGAAGGGATGGAGTATGTTGCACGTTGGCCGGATTATGGTGGCCTTGGTTTGGTGGGTAATGAAAAGTATGCGTTTCAGGCATATGATGGAAGAAATAATGCTGGAGTAGGTGGTGGTCGAGTTTATGGCCCTTCGCATTGGAGTAAAGAGGCAGAAGAAATTTGCGCAAAATCTATTGATACACTTGTAAGCGTTGGTTTGGATGGCGTCCTTATCAACGCACTTATTTGTGACCGCTGGTATCCAACTGATTGGTATCCTTTTGGAGACAATGCTATTCAAGGCACTCGTTACTATTGGAGTTGGGATGATGAGGCGCAAGCGCAATGGAAAGCATTTAGCGGTGGTGAGCCAATGATAGAAGCGTGTCAATGCTTTGAAGGTGCGTGTGCAGAACATCAGCAGGATTTTTATAGATGGTATCAAGATGGATGGATTAGTAAATTGATTCGCCTAACAGACGTTGCTATTGACGCTGGAATGAAACATATTTGGACGTGGATGGTGCCACATACAGACTGGACAGAAGTTAACATGGCTAATGGAACCGCTGACAGTATCCTTCCTGTAGAAACGTGGAGACAGCACGTTATTTCCAGAGGGGCAGAGCCGATAGTTGTTGTGGCTTGTCATTTTGCATTGAGTGGTGATTGGCCTGTTTGGTTTGCAGATAGTCACGCAAGCATAAAGAAGGCAACCGCCAAACCGCTTGAGTGGAAATTGATTGTTGGAGCAGAAACAGTTCATTCAGATACATCTGTTGTTAGAAACTTGACCACGAACTCAAAAGCAGGTGTAGATATTGGGGTTTCTGGAATGTTGTGTGGAGATAAGATTGCATTAGAGGCAGTTGATAGGCACGATGAATATAAGACTGCGTTTCTTGCTGCAAAAAAACTTTTTGAATAACGCGATAGTAGTATTGACAATTCCGTGGATTTCGTTTAGAATATAACACAGATAGGCAATTGATTGGAGATTGATGTGTACATCGGGCAAGACGGTTTATTTTGGGCAGTACCACAGCCAGTGTCCTCAACAGGGCAGTGGTTTTTTGTGTGTAAAAACAGGAGGGATGTAAGATGAGAAACAGAAAAGGCTTTACATTGATTGAGTTGCTAGTTGTGATAGCAATTATAGCTATCCTAGCAGCAATCCTTTTCCCAGTGTTTGCAAGGGCTAGGGCAAAGGCAAAGCAGACAACCTGCATATCCAACCTTAAACAGATTGCAGTAGCTTCACATTTGTATGCCGGTGACTATGACCAGTACCTGCCTGCCACATTCTGGTATACAGATGATGACGGTAATGAGGCTGTATCCACACCACATGAAAAGTTGGCTCTGTATGGCTGCCCTTGGATAATACCAGACCAAGATGGTGGCACAGGTATCAATTCAGTGTGGGTCTGCTCAGGGGGGCAAGTCCGCAGCAGCTATGCCTGGGGAAATCATGGTTTGCCGTATTACTGGACAAGTACTGTACCATATCTCAACCTCGACAAGTGTGAATTTCCATCGGCAACGCTCTACATAGCCGAGGCCCCACTTGTATGTCACCCAGTGACGGGAAAAGAGGCTCCGTGCATTAATGGCAACTGGGACCTGTTTGCATCACCAAAAAGGGCAAGCAGGTCGGGAGCTTATGACAGCAAGGAAGTGCTTGACCCTAAGACCGCAGGGCACAACGGCTTCAACAATATTGCCTACTTTGATGGTCACGTAAGGCCGAGAAACCAGGGCAGCCTTATGGCTAACTGGCAATGGTGGACCTACCCGTAATGTAGTACGCCGACCAATGAGGGGCGGCGGTCTGCATAAGGGTGTCGCCCCTTGCAGAGAGAAGGGGACAATACGATGAATGCACGAAATGGCCTGGCGGTCATGGCCTTAGTCGTGGTGGTCATGCTCATTGCAGGATTCGGCAGTACCGCAGAGTTGGGTTTGGGGAGCAGCAAATCGGTAGCCCTTCCCCAGACCGCGTTCGGCTGCTATCTCGTTGGCCCTGAGATAACCCAGGATAATTGGCGAGCCAACGTCAAATTAATGAAACAATATGGTATGGACACGTTCGCGCTGATGGACGTGAAGTCGGCGGAACGGTTGGTCTGGATACTGGACATCGCCATCGAGGAGGAAATGCTAAACTCCGAGGCTCCTATCCTCCTGTGCATCGGTGCGCCCGAGGCCTACTACAAGCAGTTGCTTTGCTCGGATGATGAGTGGGCGAAGGCGGAAAAGAAGTACGCTAATATGCAGCCTGATACTGGGACAAGTTGGTGGGATTTCGAGGGGAGTGCAAAGGCTATCTCACACGCTTTGCATGTAGGGAAGTACGCCAACAAGTACCCGGAGTTCGTGTTCTATAGCTTCGACGAGCCGGGTCATGGTGAGTTGATAAAGGAAGGGTCTAACACATTCGCCGTCATGCGGGAGAACACGATGGCTTGGAATTTCTTGGGCTTCCGCTGTGGCACATCAGTCTGCTATCCCAACGTGAAGAACATGGTTCCTGTCCTCGATATTCTAGCAGTGAATATTATCATCGGCGGGGACTTGCGCGGTTGTAGGAGAGCAATCATCTCTGGCAAGAAAGAGTTCTGGGTTTATGACATTCACACGTTCCATATAGGTCTCACACCGGAGATGACGCGATGGAGCATTGGCTTATGGGATTGGTTGGTACAGCCCCGCGTTCGCCTGTCGTGGTGCTGGAAAGACGCTATCGGCGGGGACATGAATAACCCCAAGCCGACGATACAATTGAAAGCCTACAAGCAGGGCGTAGCAGACTATATGCTCTTGCGGTCTACAGAACTAAGTGAGAAGGAATTGCCTGCCAGTCTCATTGAGTATCGGGACAGTTTTGATTGGGAGGGATTCCCGTTGAAGGAATGGGTCGCGCAGGGTGGAGCAAAAACTGCGAAGCCGAATGTGGACTTTGACAAGCTGTTGCCGAAGAGTGTAAAATGAATAGCACGGCTGAAGAGTTATATCATGCGGGGTGCAATCTCTCTGACACAGAGTGGGACTCTTCGATAAGAGATGAGTTGGTGGCAACTGGAGATGCCGTGTGGTTACATGAAGCTGGCGAAAATTGGCCCGATGCTCGATATACGGTAGCAATACGGGATGCGTTGATAAATACTGGAGATGCTTTATGGTTGTGCCGCGCAGGATGCTTCTGGCCCGATGGCAGATACACAGAGGAGATAGGTTGGGCTTTTGGCAAGACGGGTCACGAGGAATACATTGCTCTTGCCTTAAGTGGTCCGAAACCGTGGGCCGAGGAGAGAAGGAAGGATATACGTGGAATACAAAAGAGCTAGGGTAGCAATTACACCAGTAGCAGCCAGCGCGGTCGGAAAAGTAATTGAACCAGCCACACATATAGGTCATGCTCGGACTCTGTTACTCGGCAGTTTAATCGCTCAAGAACTCAATACACCATTCCACATCAGGCTTGATGGAGATAGAGAATCAACCATAGGTACTGGTGACGCCACATATTTCATGCTCGACCTAATTGAATGTATCAATTTCTTGGGGATAGAGTTTGAAAAGTTCTATTGGCATCCGCAACAGATGCCAACACAGGCTTATGTAGAGAGATGCACAAGTCCGTTATTTTGGACTGCTCTACATGGTCCCAATATCACCCCAGAATCTTACGGGGCTGTAATGGTAGATGATATTGTTATACACTACCCTTCTTTAGTTATTAGAGGGGCAGAGTTTTCCGAATCAACGGGCTTTTTTGGTGCAAAGCCAGACAATGTATCGCACACCACAACCGAGAAGTTTTTGTATGATATAGCTTGTAGAGAAAGATACGAAATAAACGTACCGCTTATCACTGTCAATGGGATGAAGATAAGTAAGCAATCCATACAAGCCGTTCCGTGGAATGTACTTACACCAGTATCACAAATTCATGCTCGTAAGTTTTTGATGGCAACAGCAATAAATCCAGATGACCCGTTATCTGCAATAGATAAGCATTTCTCAGTAAAAGCCATGACCAAAGAGCCGTACACATGGCGTTGGGGAACTTGGTTTGATTTTCTAAAAATGGCGGCTAACTAGGTGCAACATAGCATTAGTCATAGAATCGCAATTTGCGTAGGGCTGATAGTGTTTTTGTTTGGATGTTCAATTGACCCTATGGAGCAGTTGTCAAAAGATATTGTGTCGAACGATGTTGATGTTCGGACGCAAGCTGTTTGTAACATGGCTAACATAAACGACAAGCGCACCGATGAAGCGTTGCTAACCGTAGTAGAGCACGGCGATGAACCGATAAAACTGGCCGCAATAGCGTTGGTTAAGAAGGGGCGTGATTATCAACGCTCAAAGATTACAAACCCCAATCCAATTATTGAAGAATTGTCAGCAATGGTTGGTAATGCACACATCCCACCATGTTCACGTTACGCTTCCACTTGGATACTCGGTGAAATTGGAAGTCGCAAAGCACTGCCGTTACTCGTTGGCATAGACACTGAAATTGCTTATCAAGCACGAGAGAAACTTGGATACTATTCGACTGGAAGAGCTTATGAGATTCCAATGTCTAGTTTAATTGGCAATAAAGTCGATTTGCTTTCCGTTGAGCCTGATGTTGTAATGGACAACAAGCAATGGTAACCTCAGATGGTTCATTATCTGGTGTTTTAGGTCTTGCTATCGCGGGTATTGCTTTTGCTGGTTTGAGTTGGCTCGTGTATAAAATATGGGGACCAAAGAACTGACTATTTCCAATATAAAACATGGAGGCTGAGATGCACATCTTGTTTCTGACTGAATCGGCTTATCCAACAGGAGAAGCACAGTACATAACTCACTTGGCGCAGAATCTACCCAAAAAGAAAGTAGACGTATCAGTAATATTCGCGGCAGAGGGACATCCTGGTATACAGGGTACTGTTGGACTTATTGAGGACCAAGTTGTTTCTGAATTGAACTTCAGGGCGTACAAAGAAACATGGGCTAGTGATGTTGCTGCTTACATCAAAGACACTGGTGTTGATGTCGTCGTTGTTGGGAAGACTGCGTTTTCTCAAGCTGACCCCAAAACCGGCACTATGGCAACCCATAACACAGAGGACATCTGTAGTGCCGCAGGTGTCCATAGCGTTTTTATGGCTTACGACTTCAATCCAGTGTCTGTGTTGAAGGACTTAGAAAAAACCAACTTCGACACATATGGAACTGTCTCAAACCTGTTAGCTCAGTTTATCACAGGGTTTAACCCCACCATCATTCCCACCGTAGTGAGAGGCTGCGCTGTTAAGCCAGAAGCAATGGGTATCAACATCAGGGAATATTGGGGTATAAGCGAACATGATACCGTACTAGGTTACATGGGAGAATTTAATGATACATTTGGTATTGGAGCCATAATAGCTGCTGCCAAGAATTTGGAGGCCCGCATCTTCGCGTGCGGGTGGGGGAATGAGACCACTGACCTAGAGAAGATGCGCGGCATGATTACCATGTTGCCGATGATACCCACGCATCGCAAAGAGTGGTACGAGGCTATGGATGTGTTTGTGTTTCCTGCGCATACCGGAGCGTTTCCGTTTTATGCAATGGAGGCTTTGATGGTGGGGACACCCGTGGTGATGACACCTATAGGTGATATGTACGCGCTCTTTGGTGATACAGTGGGGTTTTGTTCGTTTGGCAATGTCCAGTCGTTGCTTAGTGGAGTAGAAAAAGCGCGGAACACTGATATGAAGCCCGCGCAGAAGATAGCCAATAATGAATTGACGTTGGACAGTATGGTGTCAGGATTCATCAAGTTGTGTGCTGAGTGATGTTTCAAGCCGAATATCTGTGATTGTATCCATTGCTTCTTGCGCAACTACTCGCATCAAATACAAGTCGTCACCGACTTCCTGTTCTGTATAGAAACGTGTGCGCATCCAGAACATTGGCCCTCGCAACGGTAGCATTAGATGGTCTTGTAGCGCACCGCCTATATGAAACCTTTCGCTTATCTGCTGGATTGCGTCATTGATTTCATTTTCCTCATCGCACTGAATTGGCACATCAATGATGTCAAAAGCTGTCAACATAAAGTCGTCGCCCATAACATTCTTGAGCCAGATGGCAAATTGAAAGCCATCAGCATCAATAGGAACTATTATCCCACCACTGACTTCGATGAATGTAATTTCTTTATCTCCCTCGTGCAAACCAGTAATAATGCCAACCACTTCATTCATCGTCAGTTGTTTCATCTGTATTCACCTCTTCAATTAAGTTTCTGCGCTCTACGACATCAGCCATATCCCCTAGTAATACTGTTATCGCATCTTCTCCAACGGTTTCCTTCAACCTACCAAGTTCCCTACACACAGCCTTGATGCGCGAGACACTTAGCTTTTGGCTGACAGCGTAAGCCATGATAGTTTGTCTATCGCTTGGTGTGAGTACGCCTTTTTGTCGCCCTGTTTGGCAAGCTGCTTGGTATGACGAAATCGGCACACTCATATCCAGTATTTCCATATCCTGTACAACCGAGAGTGTTTTTGCAAGAATCTCATATACCTTGAGGGAATACATAGGCCGTCGTGTCTTGTTGTACTGTATGTCATTGAGGTCGCTGAGTATCTGGCGGCGCAAAGTAAGCAACCCTATTGCTGCTGACATCGCCCATTCTAATGCTACTAAGGACACACCCAGTTGGTCTATCTCTGTAGTGAGTTGCGCCATATCAAACTCTTCAGCATTGATTGCGCCAGGGGGGAGACCCCTCGCCAATCCAATGATGTCACACAGGGCTTGTTCGCGTTGCGGTGTGGTCATTCTGGCATCTCTTCCAACCAAGCAATCAACATGTCAAACTCGGCATCATCCAAGTTCCGCAACGAATCCTTGCCAAACTTCACGATGGTATAGGCGTGTAGTATGAAATCTGACGTGTCTTTGTCGAAACAATCTGTTGCTATTGCCCATGTTTTTCGGAGTTTGCTAGACATAATTGTTAACAAATTCCTGCTTTCTGCATGAATATTTGCATCTACAAGTACGCTTTCGTATTTATGTGCTTGACAGGCAGAATGTTTTGGTTCTGGGGCTACAGAGCTTGTCCCGCTCTTGAGCGGGGAGATGAATTGGATTATACAGCATTGACTTTGCATAAGTTTTGTGATAAACTGTAATCATGCGCAAGACATTCAAGTACAGGTTGTTTCCTACGAAGGCTCAGGTTTCTGCTTTGCAGAAGCAGTTAGACTGCTGCCGTTGGGTCTATAACAAGACGCTTGAAGTGCGCAGAGATACTTGGCAGAACGAGCAAAAGTCTTTGAGCCGATATGATACTCACAACCTGTTGCCTTTGTGGAAGCAGCAAGAAGAGTGGTTGAAAGAAGGCCATTCCCAGGCTATGCAAGATGCTCAGAAGCGTGTTGACCTTGCCTTTCGCGCTTTCTTCCGTCGTATCAAGGCAGGACAAAAGCCTGGGTATCCGCGCTTCAGAGGCGCTGACCGCTACGATTCTTTCATGTACCCGCAGAAGGGGAGTAACTGGCGACTTCTGGACAATGGGTGTTTGCATTTGTCTAAGGTTGGCGATGTCAAAATCAAAGCCCACCGGCCTATCGAAGGGCAACCCAAAACGCTGACAATCCGCAGAGATAGTCTCGGCTATTGGTATGCATCTTTCTCCTGCATTGTTGAGCCGAAGCCCTTGCCGCAGACTGATAAGGTTGCGGGCGTGGATGTCGGGCTTGCTCACTTTGCCACGCTCTCGAATGGTGAGCAGATTAAGAACCCTCGCTTTTTCAAGCGCGACCAAAAAGCTCTTGCTAAAGCCCAACGCCGCCTGAGCAAAGACACAAAGGGCACTCCTGAGCGCAGAAAACACAAGCGTGTTGTGCAGCATATTTACAAGCGCATTGCCAATCGGCGTCACAACTTTGCCCACCAGACGAGCAGAAAACTCATCAACACATATCAGTTGCTTGCGTTTGAGAAGTTGGACATTCAGGACATGCAAAATGGTAACTGGCGCAGCATGAACAGAAGCATCGCAGACGTGGCGTGGAATCAATTCACACAATGCTGTTCGAGCAAAGCGGAAGAAGCTAGCCGAACAGTCGTGTTCGTTGACCCGCGCAACACGTCTAAAATGTGCAGTGGTTGCGGAGAAATTGTCGAGAAAAAGTTGTCTGACCGAATTCATACTTGTCCTCAGTGCTGCTTAGAAATCGACAGAGACATCAATGCTGCGCTGAACATTTTAGCACGCGGGCTGGCGTGCTTGGGCTAGGCCCTAGAAGCCCCCGTCTTTAGGCGGGGGAGCAGTCACTCGCCAGTGCCCACGTCTTCCGCATTTGCGTTCCCATTTTCTGATAGCCTCTCCAACAGTCCTTCAGGAAGCATCGAAGGTGCAATGCCAGCCTTCACCGCTTTATCCAATCTCTCGCGCAACGTTGGCAAGTCTGGATTATTACCAACCAATACGATGCGCTCAATAGCCTCCCAGAGTGCTAACTGGTCATCAAGTGGCAAGTGTGTCCACGGATTGATACCAGACAAGAACCGCAACTTGCTTAGTGGCTCCATCAGCTTTTCTGCCAACAGCTTCAACCTATGTTCTCTCTTCTGCAATATTGGCACACTTGAAATCTGCGCGAAAAACTGTCGATGGCCTCCACCAACAATTTCTGGCAATTCTGTGTGTGCAATACCCTTACGAGGCAACATCTCACCCAACCATTCACTGAACCTGTTCCACTTACTCGGCATTTTGTATCACTCCATCTCTTTGTTGTTTTGATGCAGTTATCATGCTCTTGATTTTTTCTGGTGTTTCAATAACAGCACTTGATGCAATGTCGCTAACTCTAATTCCACAACCAGGTGCAGCAGTATTGCTATCCACTATAGTAAATACTGGCGGATATGCTCCGGTCTCTTGCGTATAATAAAAAACAATTGCATCAGCAAAAAACCATTGCTTATTGCCATTTATCAATGTAAGTTCGATATAGTTCTGATTATTTTCATAATCACATTTTTGAGTTTTTATTTCTCGCATCTCCAATCTCTGATAGTCTGATTGCTAACGTTTGTCCTGCTTTTCCACTCCAGAACGACGGTACTAACTTGTGTATCCACTCAAACTCCCTGTCGTTTAGTGCGGGGTCTGACAACACATCTGCCAACTGCGCATCGCTTATTCTACGCTGGCTGCGCTCGTGGATGGCGTAGAGTGCCTGCTTGAACACTCCTTCTGGCTTCACGATAGTTCTTCCTTGACAACATCGCTGAACCCACTTATGGTATCTATGGGTTCTGTGCAGATGTGCCTAATAGGACACTTCTCGTCATTCCTGCAACCATCGCACTCCCAACATGGCGGTGGCAGAATATCAGTCTCCCACGACACATTGAGCGTGTTGATAGTATCCATAAACGTGTTGTCGCGTTCACACTCAACCGCGTGTTTGACACCGCTCTCATCCACTAAGAATGAGTATCCAACGTAATCCTCCCCTAACTGGTGTAGGTAGTAATTTATCTGTTGCAGCCAATACATCTCTACATCTCCAGATAGTATCTTCTTCAAGTACCACGAGTTCAGGGTCTTTACTTCAACAAGCACCTTCTGCGTGGGGAGGATTACGTCTGGATGTCCAGTGATTTGCAATTCTGGATTGTCGCATATTTCTTCGTCTTCGAGTATTGCGTCTGGATATGCGTCAGCAAACCACTGTTGTACTTCGTTGTGCGCTCCGTTGTGAACGGAGAACCTGCAAGTATCACCAGCAGACAAAGGCAGGTTGATGCGCTTTGCAGAGAGTACCTGGCGACGATAACAGTAGCCAAGGCCAGATGCCCTCCATAGGTACTTAGGCCAATTCTCTGTTCGCTTAGGTTGTAGGGCTTCAAACTCATGTGATAGGTCAGTCATTTATTCAACAGCCTTCTTTCTTCGCACTTTGCTTGATGAAAATTTACTAAGGTATTCATAGCAATCGCATATCACATCTTTCAATTCATATATGGGCCAATCATTATATCCCCACGTTAGTTCACTTTCTTCTGCGGCTTCAACTGCTTCTTCGAACGCATACCATGCGTCATAAATCTTTTCTTCAATAGCTTCCTTCAGTTTTTTAGTCTCTGCTGATTTGCTCACCTGTCACCAACCGCTGCACCATAGATTATTACGAGAATACATGTAGCACCAACACACTGAAGCGTATATCTAGCCCACTCAACCATACTAGGTATGTTCCAATTCATGTATGTATTTATGCCAAACACGCAGGCGTACATCACTAGGAACAACGCTGCGGCTACCACCAAGCCAAGTAGGTATCTCAATACTTTCACTTCTCACCATCCCATTCTACAATTGTTACTGATTTTTTTCCACGCCCACTATAATATCGCCCATTCCGCGCTCTAACTTCTTCGCTCTCACCACTATCATCTGGCCTAGACTTCGCAAGTTCTTTGTCAACATCTGACTTGCTTGTAAGCACCTTGTACCTGTAATCATCTCGCCTAATCCACGTTGTCATTTCTCACCATACATTTCCATTAGCATGTTTGCAACATGACTAACCAATGTCTCGTTCATATCACTAACTGTGGACAGCATGACTTTCTTCAACTCAGCAGAACACGTCATGTCCACAATCTTCCTAGCTTTTCTCAAGAAATCAGAAGTGATAAAATGTCCTAGTTCGTGAACAATCACACTATCTACAACGATTTTGCTTTGTTTTCTAGCAACAGTAACCGTGCCCATGAGATAGTGGGGTTTAGCAGCAGCATTACCAACATTCCCATCATCATCAACGCTTTTATCATCTTCGATGCACAGGTCAATGTCCCAATGCAATAGCAACATCTTTTCTCGCCAGAAGTCAAAACGCTCTTTTATCCACTGTTTAGTTGGATATTTCGTTGTTGCCATTCAACACACCTTTTCTACGGAATAAATTTGCTAGCTGTTTCGAGAAATTGGTTCATGGCATGGTATTCGGGAGCCAACAACAACCCTATATTTTGTCCGAACAAGACTGCACCAACAAAACCTGTTATTACTGCCCCTACGCCAAATCCTACAGACATGCTCTCGTTGAATCCATTTGAAAAATAACAGCTCAATACTATACATACAATACAAGCGAGTATGAGTATTACACCAGCCCGCGTTCCTATCTTCCCGTACACCTTGTTTTTCGCTATTATCACATCGTAATAATCCTTCGCAGGCCCACTTAGTTTCTTCTCAAGTAGGTCCGCAAGCCCTTCGACACCTTCCACCAGTTCGCTGGTATCCATTGCAAACTCGTACCGCTTGACTTGTTTGGGCTGCTCGTCTGCCCACACCACAACCGCCATCGCCATCAGTGTTACAACTATCCATACTCTCATCTCAACGCCTCCCATATCTGCTTAGGTACTATGCACCACTCTTCGTCTTGTATCCTAATCATCATCGCTGGTATTTTCGCACGCCCAGTAGCTTCTTCCTTTATCTTACGTAGCGTCGCTGCGCTAATGCTCAGGCTACCCTTGTCAGTTGCCTTGCTTTCAATCAAGAAGTCTCCGTCCACGAGGTCGCCCTTCAGCCCACCAATCGCGCCACTATTCGGAACTCTCCTCGCCCCCATCTCCTCCGCTATTTTCTTTTCCTGATTCCTCCCCCGCACCTGCGATGAGTTCTTTGAGAGCATCTGTCGTAAGTGACGACCTGAGGTTGAAGATGCCTTGATATTTCTCTCCTCCATACATGAACCAACTTCCCTTCTTCTCAACAATTCCAAGCATAATCGCTTGCGCCATCAAATCCTCGAAGTCTGAGATTTCTCCTGCGCGAATAATCTGAGTGTCTCTCAAGCCCAAGTTGAACTTACCAACGCCACCCTCAGGACTTGTCTTAGACTTCTTGATTTCCCAAGTAATCTCTAATTCTACTGGCAACTCGCGTGGCTTACCTTTTTCATCAAGCAATTCATCAACAACCTCTACCACTCTCCCAACTCGCCTAAACCATATCTCAGTAGTGGCTATGTAGCCCTTGACTACGCCACCTGTGGTTATCTGGCCGCCATATGACGATGCTAAGTTGGGCTGCAAGTGTTCTACCACAAGCATTAGTGGTGGAGTTTCCTTGTCCATGTGCCAATTCAGTTTGCGGAAAAACTCCGCTATAGGCTTTGCTCTATCGCCACGCGACTTTCCATCACCCACTGCTTTATCCATAGAACCTGAGAGAGCAGAGAGACTATCGAGAATAACGCAAGCTGGCTTGTGTTTCTTCAGTAGCATTAGCACTACGTCAAGCGTATCCGACAAGTCCCCGCCCATATCATGCTTGCCAGAAGCGTCTTCGCAAGTGGTGAATATGGTGTTGTCTGTTGGCAATCCGCACATAGCCGCCCACTCGATGTCAAACCCTGGTTCTGTTTGCACGAGTACAATTACGCCGCCAGTATCTTCAAATACACGTTGCGCCATATGATAACAAAACGCTGACTTACCAGTTGACTTGAAGCCTGCCAGTAGGATGGGGGCACCAACAGGTAGCCCTCCACGCAACGTCTTGTCGAGACTGACTAATCCTGTTGCAATTCTATCGCCAACATCAATAGCAGATGCTCGTTGCAACATTTCTGCGTTGACATCGCTGTTGACTTGTTTGATGATTGCAGATAACTTATCATCGTTAGCCATCAAAATGCCCTCAAGTATTCTATAATTCTATGGTAGAAGTATCCTACAATTACTATAAGCAGTAACACCGTTGCAACTACCCAGAAGACAACAGTTGCACCAAGCGCGATGCACACTATCAATACTGCTATCACAACTAATCCTGCGATAAACACACCAGCAGCAATCGCTGCCGCCTTTTCAAAAGACACTTCCAAGTCTTCAAGCCATACACATAACCAAACACAAGGACGCATTATGGCATCGACTATCTGATTAGGCACTTTAAGTCCCTTCTGCGCTGCTTGCGTTTCTAACTATTTCCCTGAACGCTTCTCCCAACTCAGTAGTGGAGAGTGTTAGCAGTACGTCCTCTGCGGTTTGGCTATCACCAACTTCACGCTCGGTGCTTTGCAGCCATTGCATTGCGGCAGATTCAAATCCTGCGCCTGCTTTAGCTTTGATGCCATCCACAATTCCCTTGATAACCGCATCGCTTCCACCAGTATCCTGCTGTTTGACTTGTCGCTGCGTTTCTGGTGAAGATGCGTCAACAGTAGCCATCATCCCCTTGTTCTTGTATTCTTCTCGCACTTTAGCCTGCGTCATTTCTTCAGCAGATGCAATGCCAGATGACGGGATAATGCCTGCGCCGCACAATGCTGCGATAACTCTACCACGCCATGATGTGACAGCATTTTCCAGTGGATTTGTTTTGTCAGCATTTTTTGGGTCTTCGCCTATCCATGCTGTCGCTACATCAAATGCTGTCCCAAAAATAGGGCTTGTCATCGAACCCTTCACAATAAGCCAAGGGGGACGCCATTCCATCTCAAAGTGTTCGGAAAGCGGCTGGTCTCCATGCGCGTCTCTATTTATAACAACACGTCCATGTACACCCATATACAAACGCCACTCAGTAACCCAATTACCATCTACCTTCTTACTGCCCTTCAGAGGGATTACATAGTCAACGTATTCAGCCATTGTTTTGTCAGAACCAGACCATGCAGGTATGGTTGACAGTGACTCTACCATTTCTTCCAGTGTTGGTTCGTGGTCGAATACCCAAATTATTGCCATTTACTCTTCTCCAATTCTGCATAGTCTATACGATATGCTATCGGGTTTTCTGAAAGCCGCAACATCTTCATCCGTCAACTTGCCAGTTGCAATAGCGGCAACCACTTCTGCTGTTACTACGCTTTCAGATGTCTTGATAGCAGACCTTATCCCTTTCTGCTTTAGCGTTGGGATAATCGCCTCGTCAAAGCCGCCAGTAGAAATCACTCTGTTCATACCAAGTGGTTTCGCGTCAACACCTGTGGCTTCTGTGAATAGCGTTATTTCTTCTTCTACTTCTTTCTTAGCAGCTTCCAACGCAACAAGTTGCATCTTTATGTCGCGCCATGTATTGACCTTTGACACTATCGCACTAGCTGCACTATCTACTACGCTGTCTGCACCCATTATTCAGCCTCCTCAGGTCTCATGTCATTAGCAACTTGCGCACAGTCATCACAAAGTGGCTTCGGCTCAGGTTCGTCTGTTTCAAGCATGGCCGTCGCAATATGTCGGTTGCTGCACACAGAGCAGGTCGCGCCGAATTCGTCAAACATCTTCACAACGAGTCTTTCTGCTGCTTCCTCGTAACTATCTGCAGAAGCACTCGCCACTATAACCGCAAACCCATCGACGTCTTGCTCTGCTGTTGTGTATATCTCAGTTTGGTATCCACGACCAACGCCACGACAATATGACCTGAACACATACCCACTACCCAACTCTCTCATCAACTCGCTAATAGTCATTATTCACCATCCTCAAACATAGTCTGTTGTCCGTTAGCAGTTGCTACTCGCTGGTTCCGTTCATCAAGTGTTTCAACCTGCAACTCATCGCCTTCGCCAACTTGCGCCACGAAGTATTGGTAGTCATCATCTGCTATAGCAGAGAAGAATATTTCCAGATTCTCTTCGTCTAGTTTCTCCACACCATCCACGCAAATAACCTTGAATTGACTATTCAGTGCTTTGACAACATCAAGCGCAAATAGCAGGCGTTCGCTATCACTCAACGTGGTTATACTTACACCGTTTAGCTTGATGTCATCAGGGGTGATTTCGAGGCCTTCTATAGGTAGATTCGCTGCCGCCATCAATTCAGCAGGCTTTGCCCTAATCAACTTGACCAACTCATCCAGTTTGATTGCTTCTTCAGAGGCTTCTACAAGTTGCGCGTCAGCAGCAGCAAGCCTGTCCAACTTGTCGAGATTGGCTTTTGCGTCGGTGTATTCCTGCAACTTGGCGTTGGCGTCGCTGGCGTCGGGGATTTCTATTGCAGCAAACTGCATATCTGCATCGTTACATTCCTCTGCAAGAACAGTCATGTCTTTTTCTTTTTCATCTAACTGTCTCTTCAGTTCTATTATTGATGCTTCTAATGTCTCGTGTGCATGTGCAAGTCGCGTTTTTTCCTTTTCCCACACAGCTTTCTTAGCCTGTGCTTCCGCCGCCGCCTGTATCTCTGCGTGAACATCGCTGACATCTACCCCGCGCCACGCCGCACTGTCAAAACCTTCGGGTATTTCAGTCTGCAATACTTCAACAGTGTTCTCGCGTTCCTTCTGAACTCCGTTAGCTTCCTTGCGCTCGTCATACAGACACTTCTCAGCCGCAGCCAACACATCAAGCCCATGCTGGTTGGTATCAACAGGTAGAACCCTATCAAACCATCCCATCAAGTCTGCTTGGGACACATCAATCGGCACAGCAGACAATATCATGCCACGTTGCTCATCTGGTTTGGCGTTGAAGAACTCAACGGGGTTGAACGTCAGTGGGGTGCCTGTCAGTGCGTCAAGGACGCTCTGAGGCTTGTCGTACTTGCCATGTGAACTTCGCACCGTCAGGTTGTTGCCGCCAGCCTGTGTGATGCCCCTAGCTACCTGCATATCGCCTAAATCAACGAGTATGCGTGCGCTGTCCTCATCATCGTGGATGAGCTTGACTTGCTGACCTTTGGCGTGAAACGCAGCCTCAATCGCCTTCAGGAAGCTCGACTTGCCTGCACCATTCTTGCCTGTTAGGATAGTGACCTTACTTGGCTTTACATCCAACTCTTCTATACCAAGGAAGTTTTGAACAGTTACTCTTTTGATTGTCGGTTCCATTTTGGTCTCCATAATGTCATTTGGAGCGGTAGGCGGATTAGGCCGCTTCCCACCTTTGCCCATAATACCTCGCTTGACCCATGTGCGGGCTGCAACGACCTAGACGTATCACGTAACTCTTCGAGGTTCCGCCATAGACGGATAGACAAGTTAGGCACATCCAACACCGCTCCATGTTATACATTGTAGCACGTATCATACTGTTTGTCAAGAACAATTTTTAGTCATACCTCTTGTCATCGGGGAATGGGAAGTCATCACCTGCCCCACTCTCAGCCACTGCTACCGCATCCCCTGCGTACTCTGGCGCATCGGTCATAAGCAGGTAATTCTTATCGAACCACAATGCGCCATCGCCCGTCTTGCCATGTCGGTTTTTGCACACACTGAAGCTCATGCGGTCGAACCCAGGTGGTGCGATGTCCACGTTGATTGAATCTATCCACGCGCCGATGATGTAGTCAGCCACCTCCTCAGTCACACCACTGTCCCTCATCATGTCAAATGTGACCTTCTCGCCACCAGTACCTCCCTTCCGAGACAACTGATGCAGACAGATACAGAAGACACCTTTTTCCTTCACCATGTTCTGAAGTTCTCTCGCAACCTCGCTAACACGCTCGTAGCTATCACCATATACATTACTCTTCACCAGTCCGAGGTAATCCACTATCACCACTTTCGTTGCTTCGCCAAAGCCAATCGAGCTATCTACTATGGCATCCCCCATCTCAGCAATACTCATGCCGTGCTCGAAGAACCTCAAGTGAGGGTACGACGCTTCCAGATGTCCCCTGCGGGTTTGCCAATCTGGACAATCTGTAATGATGTCGTTAGCAACCTTGCCAGGCGGCATCCCCAATTCAGCAGATGCCATGATAGCCAATCTGTTTGCCAATTCACCCATCGGCTGCTCCATCGAGAAGAACACTGTAGGCATCTCGCTGTCTTTACACATACGAATGTAATTGAGTGCCCACATAGTCTTGCCAACACTGGTTCGCGCTGCAAAGAACAGTAGTTGCATGATGTGCGGCCTGTTTATAAACTGAGACAGACTAGGCCATGCTGCGTGTAGCCCATCAATCGCTGACTGTCGTTCAATCATCTCCAACTGGTCAAGCGCGTCACTGATTGTAAGCGGCTTAAGTTGTGTTTCAGTCTTTTTGCTCAATGCCTGCTTGACAACTGCTTTTTCCTTGTTCCACCGTTCTGCCAAGTAATCATAGATGTCGTCTATTATCAGACCGTCAGTTATGCGCCTGACTAAACTACGGGCTATTGCATACTGTTCGTTCTGGTCGCTGGCACCATCCAAATCACGCTTGAGTATCGCAAACTCTACACTCAAAGCATTATCAATAGCTTCGTGTAGTTCTTCAGGAGTTGCGTCCCCTGCATCACCGTCATCAAGTAGCGCAACCTTCGCAGGCAAGTTGGGGTGTACGCGCCGCAGGTTCAGCACGGCCTTCTTGAACAAGTCGAAATCACTATCAACCTTAGCGTCAGGAATGAATACAACGGGGTTATTGCCTAATGCTGCTACGTGTGCATCGGTGAGGCTGCTACCAATCATACCCACGGTATGCTTGTATCCTGCTTGCCACATCCGCATTACATCAAAGTAACCCTCTACAATATAGATAGGTTCTCCTGCGGCAATATCCAGTAGCACCTCGGAATTGTAGAAGTTGTCTGACTTTTTCCAAGTGCTGGAATTGTAGATGATATACTTGCCGTTGCCATTCTCTCCTAAAAACCTGTATGCAAACGTAGCAACACTGCGTGTCTTACTCCGTATTGGTATTGCGACTGCATTTCGTATCTTACCATTACTCTCGCAATAGCCAATACCAAAGTGTTTAATGGTATCCCACGATAAACCACGTTCATTCATCAAATAGTCCATGACATCAGGTTCGCTCTCCAGCGCGTGGCTAAATTGGCTTGAGCTTTCAGAAAGCCATTCTCGTTCTGTAGCTGCCTGCTTGATTTGCTTCTCATTTTTGTCATCCAGCACAACGCCAGCTATAGCAGCAGCAGTATGCAATGCCTGCATAAAGTCCATGCCCTGATTGATATACCATTCAATCACATCCCCAGACTTTTGACAGCCGAAGCAGTAGTAGTGGTCAGCATATACCGTGAACGACGGTTGCGCCTCGTTATGAAACGGGCACAAACCCACACTATAGTTTGCTGTTTTCGGCTGAATGTTTGGTATAACGTTGCGTAAATCAATACGCCGCTTTACATCGTCGATAACAAATCTGAAGTCATCCAATTTCTCAGTCCCATTCCGTGCATATTTCGACTGCTGTTTTATGCCCATCTACTTGCGGGACTTCACTATAATCGAGATATATTTGCTGCCCCCAATTCTTTGCTTGTTCATACTCCGTTATACTTCCCGGACTGTTGCGCCAATCGCCCTGGAAAAATACAGCTTGCATCACACGCTGCATTGACAATCCGTGCGCCATATAGTAATGCCAATCCATCGGATATTTGTCGTCCCATTCGGCAGTGTGCATGTGGGGACAGAATGGATAGTGTCCTGCCATTGCCAAAATCGCTGCTGTTTTTGTTGCACGTTCTATATTTTGCGCACGGGCTTTTTTGCTGTCCGCAGAATATGGCCCCGCAACATAAATTCGCAGAGGTCTTCCTTCTTCAACTTCACCACCTGCCACCATATTTATCAGGTAGTCCAGATACCATCGCGCCTTCCGCAAATCCTGTATGCCATTCTTGTGCGCGTATCTGGTCACATACTTGATGATGTTAGCGGCGCAAAAATCATGCCCCCATCCCTGACTCGCAATGTAGTCCATCACCTCAATGCCTTGTGTGTAGTGGGCGGGATGGTCAACTTGAGTCTGCTCATCACTCATAATATACTTTCCTCGTTAATTGTCGCTAATTACCTAGTTTTCTATAGTAAGTTGTTGGGCCGCTTGCGCGACCTCCGCAGGCTCAACCAACCTCAGTTGTGCCATCTCTGCTTCAAGCCGCTCCTGCGCCAAGCGGCAATAGTCGGGAGACAACTCTATGATGACTGCGCGCCGCCCCTGGTTGTAGGCGCAGAGTGCCGTGGTGCCCGCGCCGCCGAAGGGGTCGAGCACGAGGGAGGGGATGGTGTCCGGTTCCGTGATTAGAACATGCCCCTTCCCGTGACATTCCGGGCAGGGCATATCGCCGTCGTCAGGCTCTTCAAGGCCGGGCATCTTTGGCCGTATGCCCGTGCCTTCACATTGCGGGCAGATATGCCAGTCGCCGCAGTCGCAGGTGGGCCGGAAGCCGAGTGTCTGCGTCTCTATCGCCTGGCCGAGGCTTCCCGTCTCGGCATATCCCTCCCCGTCGAATTGCCCCGCGTCGGCCTGCTTGCTGTATCGGTTCGGGTGCGGCTTGTGCTCCGTCTGAGTTACCCGTTCGTAAGCCGCGCCGCAGTCCGCGCAACTCCGCGCCGCACTGCCCGCTTTCACCATCGGAGTTATCAGTGCCTCGGGGTAGCAAGCAAAATGTGGCCCTGAGAATCCGCCTGGGTTGAACTGAAACGCAACCGGCAAGCCCTCTTCGTCCTGCAACACGCCGCCCCTGTCTCGGAACTCCTTCATCTGGGCTAGCTCAGCCTCGTGGTCTGCAATCGCGGCG